GCTTTGCCGCTCCAGGACGCGAGCGCGCGCGGCGGCGCGGCGATCCACACCCGCAACAATCGCCCGGTCTTCTTTCACCACGCCGGCCGTTCGCTGACCGGCTGAGCCCCTCGCTTGCGGGCGACTCCGCTGCTCGCGGGTCAGCGCAGGCGATAATGGTCGGCCAACCGGTCGAGCGCGAGGCCGAGCACCAATTTGCCCGCCCGCGCCGGCCAGCCCAGCGCGCGCTCGGCGTCGCGCATGCCTTCCCCCGCGCACACGATCCGCCACATCACGTCGCTCATCCCCGCCCCCACTTCGGCCATCGCCGCCTCGAAGCGCCGTTTGGCCGCCATCTGGGCGTCGGTCGCGACGTCCACCGGCGGCCCGCGCCGCACCTTGGCGAGCGGCGGCGCGTCCCATTGCATGGTCACGCGCGGGCTGAGCTGCGCCCGCTCCCAATCCTCGCGGAGCCGCTCGCCGGCCTGCAGCTGCCGGTCACTGACCAGCCCCCGCGACTTCAGCCAGCCGAGCGGCGATTCGGCGAGGTTGACGGTGACCGAGCGCGCATTGGCGCCGCGCGCGGCCGGCTTGGGACCGCCGGGCCGGGCCCGTTCCTGCCCGTCCCTCGGCAGCGGCCGCTCCGCCAGCAGCCGGTTCCTCCTCAACGCACCCATCACCCTTCCCCGAGTCGCCCTCCGGAGAAATGTCTTGCCACTGTGGATTGCATGTAGGAAAGTGAAATAACCGGCATGGTACAGGATTCTTCAGCCATGATCACCCGCATCCGCGACGTCCGCCGCGCCAAGCGCATGACCCTGCAGGACGTGGCCGACCGCTGCGATCCGCCGACCACGCCGCAGACGATCGGCCGGCTCGAGACCGGCACCCGCACCGTCTCGGTCGGCTGGCTGAACCGCATCGCCAAGGCGCTCGGCGTGGAAGCGTCCGATCTCGTCACCCTGCCCGACCGCGAGGACGTGCCGGTCGCCGCGACGCTCGCCCATGACGGCGCCCATGCGCCGCGCCGGCCGGGGGTGGCGATCCCCCCGCAGGCCGAGCCCGGGCTGGTCGCGATCCGGGTCGAGGGCAGCGTCGGCGAATATCGCGCCGGCGACGAGATCTGGGCGACCCGGCTCGGGCCCGAGGGGTTCGCGCAGGCGATGAACCGCGACGTGCTGCTCCCGCGCCCGGCCGGCCGCTTCGTGTTCGGCCGCCTGATCGGCCGCGAGGAGGGCAAGCTCCACATCCTCCCGCTCGGCGCGGGCCAGCGCCAGACCGTGGTGGCCGACCCCGCCTGGGCCGCCGTCGCCACAAGGCTGATTCGGAATTTGTAGGGGTTGGGCTTAGCGGGTTACGTTGGAAAAATCGGCTCATCCTGAGGAGGGACTGACGCCGGACTTGATCCGGGGGAAGGCCCGTCTCGAAGGACGCACCATGCCGCTCATCCTGAGGAGCCGGTGAGCCTGTCGAACCGGCGTCTCGAAGGACGCACCGAGGTCCTTCGAGACGGGCCTTCGCCAAGGCTCAGTCCCTCCTCAGGATGAGCGGGATTGTTCAGTTCGACTGATCACTCTCCTGCTACAGCCTTGGAACGAACCCCATCTCCTGCGTTGTGTCCGGATCACCGCGGGAGCACGCCCTTGTTCTTCTTTTTCTCCAATCGCCTGGGCTGCCTCGGCTCGATCCTCATCTCGGTGCTGGCGACGTTGGTCCTGCTGGCGGTGCTCGGCTGGCTCTGAGGCTTGCCCGCGCCGCCGGCCCATGGCAGGGGCGCTGAACCGCCTGGCGCGGGCGCTTAGCTCAGTTGGTAGAGCATCTCGTTTACACGAGGGAGCGCTGACCCCGCGAGACGCGCGGAAAAGCTAGGCTTTTCGACGGTCGGCCGGAGCGGCTTCGGGAATAGACCGGGAGTCGGATACCTCGAGCGCGCGGCGCACGTCGTCGTCAAAGGCGTGGGCGTAGCGCATCGTCGTCTTGATGCTGCGGTGCTTCAGCGCCTCCTTGGCGGCTACGAGATTGCCGGTCGCGCGCAGGATCCGGGTGCCGCGGGTGTGGCGCAGGTCATGGAGCCGGAAGGCCTCGACGCCGGCGGCGGCCTTGGCCGCGGCCCACGGCTTGCGGAGCACGGTCGCGGTCAGCGGATAACGCTCGCCCTTGCGCCTAGCCGGCTGAAGGCGCCCTCGCCTGTCGACATAGCGGCTTTTGGACACGCGGCAGACATAGGTGAAGACGAACGGACCGACGCGCGGCTGCCCAGCGACGATCGCCACCATCTCGGGCGTGAGCGGCCGCTTGACGATGTCGCCGCCTTTGATCCGGGTCTCAGCGATCGCTGCGCCGAAATCGACGTCGGCCCATCGCAGGCCGAGCAGCTCGGCCCTGCGCCACCCGGTTTTCAGCGCGAAGCGGCAGAAGTCGACCAGGTCCTCGCGGATCTCCTCGAACAGGCGGGGCTCCTCGGCCGCGCTGAGCTCGCGGGGGGCCTTGGCCGGCACCTTCAGCATCAGCGCGCCCCAATCGGGCATCTCGCCGACGTCGTAGCGCGCGCTGGCCGCCCAGCGCCAGACGGCGCGGGCATTCTCGATCTCGCGGTTGATGGTGGCGTTGGAGCGGATGCGTCCGCCCGGCCCGGCGCGGCGGCGCGAGAAGAAATGCAAGAGGTCGCGCTGGCCGACGTCGGACAGCAGGCGGCCGGCGCCGAGGCCGTCGATCAGCGACTGGAGCATGTAGCGCGTGGTCGGCCAGCTCGGTTGGTCGCCGACCTTGTCCTGATAGAGGCCGCAGGCTTCATCGACGGTGATCGGCGGGCGCTCCTTCGCCGGGAGCAGCAGCTTGTGACGCTCGCGCGCCTCATAGGCTAGCGCGTCGCGCCGGTTCCGGCAGCCTGTCGAGCCGTAAACGCGACGACCTTTCCATACGAAGTCGAACTGGAAGTAGGGCGAGTTCTTCGGTTTGTAGACGGACACGGCACGTCCTTCCTGGCGCGCGATTCGATGAAGTCGTCGCAATCTTCGGGACGATATAGCAGCTTTCGCTCGGTCACGGCGACATAGCGGATATGTCCCGCGCGCCGCAGCTGCCGCAGCGTCTTGGTGCTGACCCGGATGCGCCGGGCGGCCTCGGCCGAGGTGAGCAGGTCAGCCACCATCCACCTCCCCAATACGGGTGAGAGCTGCACGGAAGCCTTCGCAGAAAGCCTCGCGACGGGAGATATCGCGAATGCTCACGTCAGGGTATCGCTCCCAAGCCAGCGCGGCTTTGTCCACCACCTCTTCTTGTACTGAGGGCTTGGGATGTGAGGCGAGGGCAGCGATGGCGGCGCGAACCTGCCGTTCAACCGGAGCGAGGCGATCTCCAAGCTGCGAACACATCTCCGCCCATTTCGCCGGGTCGGCGTTGTTGGTGCCGCCGGGGCCGCGCCCGCAAAACGCCATCACGACGCAGATTTCGGCCAAGGCGGCGTCCAGTGCCCGTTCGACCCCATCGTCCCCTATGGGAGAGGGGGAGGCGGGGAGCGGCGAGTGCTTCGGCTTGGCAGCCTGCTTGGCCCTGATCTGCTCCACCTTCGTCCAGATGCGGGCGAGTTCGGCTTCGGCGGCTTCGTCCTGATCTATGCCAGCTGCGAGGCAGAGCGCCGCATGTGTGACGCTGACCCCGCCGCTTTCCTGGAATGGCTCGCCGGCCGGCCGCCCCCATGTATAGCTGACAAGCTGATGTGCTTCGTCTTCGGTCATGCCGAGCGACTGAACCAGCTCCCCGGCTTCCTCGAAAAAGCGGTGATTGCGCTCCATGCGATCGGCGCTGATCTCCGGCCCGAAGCAGGCCATCATCCAAGGCCGAACGCGGTCCTGAAAGCTCAGCCGCTCCACATCTTCTCTCACGGTCGAAGTCCTTTGCTCTCTCGGCACGAATGGCGCGTCGAGTATCTTTTCCATGCGGCGCGTCGGGGCGCTGATCTTGCGATCGTCGGTCATGGCTGGGGGCCTTTTTGGAGGTGTTCGCGGACTTGAAGGCCGAGAGGGGTGGGAATGCTGGCGAAGTATCCGGGCGCGATCCTGCGGCGCTCGCACAGACCCTTCTTCGCCAGACGCCGGGCTGGTTCGTAGCCCGTGGCGTGAAACCAAGCAGCCGTGATCCCCTCCGAGAAGGCGCTATAGAGGGGCATCTTCACGAAGCCCCGCTCAGCCGGAGTCAGCCCGTGCGCGATCTCGTCGATGCTGTCCGGCAAAGGTTGGGGCGACGGGTCAGGCACGGGCGGGGTCCCGCTATCGTCACCCCTAGCGCCATCCTGTCCCGACCGGATTTTTCCACCGGAAGGCGGCGCTAACTGATCTTGGTTCGGCGCGTCGATGCTGCCCGACAAGCCCCGCTCCCCGTGTGTGGTGCTCATGGCTTGTGATCCCCCCTCGTTTGCTCGGTGCGGATCGCCGCCAGCATCTCAGCTGGTGTCGAGAAAGGCGTCGGATGCGTCGTGCCTCGCATGAAGCGGGGGCCCTGATCCGACACCGGGCCGTCTCGCGTCACCAGCATATGATCGGCCAAGTGCTGGCCATCATCGCAGAGCTGCACCCGCAGGAACCTGTCTCCGGCCTTGGCCAAGCCTGCCGCCACGCGCAGATTGCCCCGGAACAGGCATTGCACCTGGACAGTGCGGCCTCCCCCGGCCCGGGTGTCCCAGCGGTACCCCCACGGGCCGCTATGTTCGCGGAGCGCGTCCATGTACGGACGGATGTTCAGGGCGTCAGCCATGCTTCAAGCTCCCGTGTGGGGCGGAGATGTTCATGCAGCCTCCTCCGGCTGCGAGAGCAGACCCCGGACGTGATCCGGGGGCGCTCGCAGACGATGGGGTCATGCCGCCTCCCTGCCCGCCTGCTGGCGGAGCCGCTGGTTGAGCTCATCGATCAGCTGACGCTGGTCGCGGACGTGGGCGTGGATGGCGGCGAGCGCGGCGTCGTCCGGGTCGGCGCGGCAGGCCTGGGCGCGGCGGGCGAGCGCGTCGGCGGCGGCGGCTTCCATGCTCGCCCAGTCGATGTCGAACGGGATGCGCTGGCCGGCGCACCAGTGCGCGATCGCGACCCATGTCTGCCAGTCCGCCTCCAGCGGCTCCGCCGTCTCCCCCGCCGCGATCCGCTTGGGATAATGCTTGGCACGGACGTCCCGCTCGCGCGCGGATGCCTCGGCGAGGTGGATGGGCGGATAGCCGGTGGCCATCACTGCCTCGTCTCCTCGGCGGCGTCATATGCAGCGCCCTCCTTTTCACCTTGGAGGGCGCGGTAGATGATCACCGAGGTGAGGCCGTCGGTCAGGCGGTCCAGTTTGCCCGGGACGGTGTGATATCCTGCGAACTGGCCGAGAAATCGGGCCGTTACGATGCCGATGTTGAACGGCTTGATGCCCGCCTTGTCGCAGCGCTTGTAGAAGGCGCTGAGCTCGCGATGCACGAAGCGGCATTGGTCGCAGCAGCAGTCGTCGGGCGGGTAGTCGCTCAGGATCGCGAGCGGATCATTCTCCTGCCCGGGCACCGGAGCAGAAGGAGCGACAGCGGATGCGCCGGTGCACGTTTTCTTCATGCCGCTTCGACCTCAGCCGCCAGGAGGGCGCTGCCGAAATTGGCTCGGACCAAGGCGGCGGCGACGGGCGGGCAGACGCTGTTGCCGCACTTCGCGACCTGCGCCGTCTTGGTGATCGGCCGGCCCTCGGCGTCGCGGTCGATGATGTAATCGGGCGGGAAGCCCTGCGCATTGAACAGCTCGCGCGGCGTCAGCATCCGCACGCCGATGTCAACGAGGATATAGGTCTCGGCGTCGATCAGCACCATGACGACGGCGAAGCGGTCCTGAACGGTGACGGTGCCGATCGGCGCGTCGAGACCGTGGCCGTCGCTCTCATTGCCGTAGTATTTGATCAGGAAGGCGGCGGTGCGGACGGCGCGGCCGAGCAGGTCGGGCGGCAGCGCGTCGGGACCGACCAGCGTGGTCTCGATCACCCGCTGGGTGCAGCCCTTGGCGACGATCGTGGAGAGCGGGTCGTCGGCCTTTCGCCCCGGCAGCGGCTTCTCCCCCTCCGGACTGCCGTTCGCCTGCTCGATATGCGCGCAGACGATGGCGTGGTGCCCGCCGGTGGTGATCGTCTTGAGCGGCCGCTCCGGATCGCCCTGGCCGCCGTTAGTGGCGGAGCCATATTGATGCGACAGGAAGGCGGCGACGGCGCCGAAGCGATTTTCTACGGTGGACGTCCGCAACGGCTCGTCGGCTGGATTGCCGGAACGCACCCGCCCGCCATCATTGTCGCCGTAATAGGGGGAGAGGAAAGTGGCGACCGCCGCCGTCTTGCCGCCGCCGCCTGCGGTGATCGTGGGCGCCGGCTCGTCGGCCGCGGCACCCCTGCTCTTGCCGTGCATTCGCTCGAGGTGCGCCGCCACGGCGCCGAGCGGCGCTGAGCCACCGGGGCGCTTGATGAAGCTGTTGGCGGTGACGGTGGCGAGCGGCTCGTCCGCGGCATGGCCGGTGGCGCCGCTGCGGAACTTGGTGATGTGGGCGGCAACGAGGGCGCTGTCCTGGCTCGTCGCGATGGTGGGGAAGGGTTCCTCGGTCGAGTGTGCGCCCTGACCCCGCCGCTTGCCCTTGCGGTCGACGTCGCCGTGGGCGGTACGCGCGAACAAGGGGGCGACAGCCGCGATCTCGCCCCGATTCGCGCCGGTAACTGTGTGCAGGGGCTGCGTCGGAGAGTAGGAGCGTTCCTGGCTGCCGCCATGGGTGACCGGTGCGACGAAAGGGGTGACGACGGCGTGTTCACCACCCTTTGACGTCGTGGTGGTCCGCATCGGTTCGTCACTGGATCTAGGGTTGTTGCCGCCCCCTCCCCAAGTCTTGACCGGGACGATAAACGGCGCGGGGTTGCGCAGCACGAATTTGACCGTGCCGTGGGCGATGCGGCGCTTCGTCTTCTCCGCCAGTTCCTTCTTGCGCTCGAAGATGGACGGGCAGGGAATGGACCAGTCGATGATTTCAGCCGCGGTGCGCCACGGCCGCAGCGTCCCGGCGACCACGCCGGGGCTGGCGGGCTTGCCGTGGGTCGGCGCGGGCCACACGATCGGGCGGCCGTCGCGGCGGGCGATCATGAAGAAGCGCTTGCGGATGGTCGGCGCGCCATAGTCGCAGGCGCGAAGCTCGCGGAACTGGAGCTTGTAACCGAGGCGGCGAAGCTCGCGGCACCATTTGTCAAACGTCTCGCCGGCGCGCGCCTTGATCGGGCTGCCCTGATCGTCGAGCGGTCCCCAGGTGCGGAACTCCTCGACATTCTCAAGCAGGATGACGTCTGGCTTCACGCGCTTGCCCCAAAGCACCACCACCCAGGCGAGGTCGCGAATGCTCTTTTCGCGCGGCTTGCCGCCCTTGGCCTTCGAGAAATGCTTGCAGTCGGGGCTGAACCAGGCGAGCGAGACGGGGTTGCCGCCGGTCACCTCGACCGGGTCGATCTGCCAGATGTTGTTGCGGATGTGCCGTGTCGAGGGGTGGTTGACCTCATGCATGCGGAGCGCCTGCTCGTCATGGTTGATGGCGATGTCGACGGCGCGGCCAAGCGCCTGCTCGATCCCGGTCGAAGCGCCCCCTCCCCCGGCGAAGTTGTCTACGATCAGGCCGCCCAAAGTGGTACTTTGGGCGGGGATCGCTTCGCGAGGAGCTATCACGAAAGCCGCCCCAGCAGGAGGGTCAGGCGCCACTGCCTTCGTGCGTGGCGATACCTCGCAGCCGGTGAGAGCATGGATGGGCGCTGGGCTCGGGCCAGGCCGTTCCGGATCAGCTGCCGCAGATCGTCGGCTTCCTCGGCCGAAAGCTCGAGAACGTGCCTCACAGCGCCCACTCCTGCAGCCAGCGGAGAACGGGCCTCAGCATCTGGCCGGCGAAATAGAGGGTGACGAAGGCGGAGATGGCGATGCCGCTCCAGCGGCTGAGCTGCTCCAGCGCGGTGCGGCGGCGGCCCTCGAGCGGCATTCCCCCGGATCGGGTCCGGGGCAGGCTTTGGCCTTCCTTGAGCAGCGGAAGGCCAAATCCGACGGGCCGCCCGTCCGAATGCCAGTGGTTGCGGCCCCGCTTGTGGATCATGCCCATCAGAGATTTCCGGCCAAAGTGGGTACTTTGCCCGGGGTCGGCTCCGCCGAGGGGTCCACCCCGAACGCCTCCCTCGCGACGATCTCCAGCCCCGCCCGGAAACCGCTCTGATAGTCGGTGGTCGCAGGGTCGCGCCTGAAGCCATCGAGTGCGTTGAGCACATAGCCCAGTGGGTCGGTGGGCGGTGGCGGCCGGAGATAGGCGCGCTTCGCGGTCTCGGACTTCTTCTCGATCAGATTCCGGAGCTCGCCATAGCTCTCGTCGTCGAGGTCGATGAAGGTCACGGGGGCCGCATGTTCATCGTCCGCGCCGCAGCATACGATCGGGGATTCGTCGAAGTCCGGATCGTCGGTTCCGATGGGGGCGATCCGAGTGGCTGTCGCCCGCCCCTCACCGTCTTCGTCGACCCGCTCCATGCGCCGGTGCTGCAGCTCGAACGAAGGCGCGGATGCCCGAAGCACGGCGAGCAAGGCGCAAACCCCATCGGCGCCGAACAGGTGAGCGAAACCCAAGCTGTTGAGAACCTCGGGGGTTGTGAACTCCTGCACGACTTCGCGCGCGATCAGGTCGGCAGCCGCCCACAGAAACGGCAGCGGCTCAAGGTGTCCGGGCAGCCAGACGGAGCAGAAATCCTCGCAGCCCCGGTAGAGGCCCCGCGCTTCTTCCCCGTCGCGCGGCCTCCGGAACGGTTCCAGCGCGTCGATCGCGCCGCAGAGCTCCATGATGCGGGGGGTGTCGGTGCGCCAAGACAGGCCCGCCATCTCTCCCTTGATCGTGAGGATATCGCTGATCCGCTGGACGCTTTCGGTCGCATCGATCATGCGAATTTCCTTTCCGCGCCCGGCAGAGCAGAGCGGAGCGCGCTGTCGGGCGAGCCCGTCACTCCTGCCTGCCGCATCTTGCTGGCCAGCGTGTCGCTGCGGATCGAGCGGAGGCGGAGGGCTTCGAAGCGGGCGAGGTCCGCCTTGCGCGGACGGGCGGCGCCGGCGAGCCTGCGTTCAAGCTCGGCATATTCGGCCTGCTCTTGGTCGCTGAGGGAGGTGCCGTCCTGGACCTGTGCGAGGTCGAGGGTGAGGTTGCCGCCGGCGCCGAACCGGGTCGGCAGCGCGATCGTTGCCCGCTCCCCGTCGCGAGCAATGATACGAGCGAGCCGCAGCTCGCCTTCGTGATCGACGAGCCCGTAGCTGCCGACCTGGGGGTATGGAGTGGGTGTCTTGAGCATCTGGTCCTCCGCTGTCTGTCGGAGAAGGTGAGTACGTTAGATCAATCTAACAGGTCAAGAGGGGTGTTAGATGCTTCTAACAATGACAGGAGCGGCTAAGGGGCGATAGCCTTGTGCCGGAGGCAAAGCATGAGCGACAGCGAACCGAGCGAAGGACCCGTCGCCAGACCGACCGCGGCGGGGCATCCGTCCCGGCGGACGTTCCGCCGTCCGGATGGGGGCATGCTGATCGTTGGCGCGGGGACCTTGGCCGGCCTGGGCGCGCTGGTGCTGTTCTTCGGAATGATCGTGGACCCGGTCGAGCGCGACATCCTTGGCCAGGTGACGGGCGTCGACGGCGGCAAGGCGGCGCTTCGCTTCTGGCTGCTGGCGGGCGGCGCCGGCGCGCTCCAGGTGGCGCTGATGCTCGGCATCGCCGGAGCGATCGTGCGGGCGATCTGGTTCCTGCCGGGCGAGGAAGAGAAGCTCGAGCCGTGGCAGTGAGATCATTGTCGCGCAGATAGCTTTCCGCCTTCGCACGCGGCAATGAGCTGACGATCCGCTACCGCTTCATCGGCTATAACGAAGGCAGCCGGGTCGGCCGCTGGGCGACGGGCGGCCTCGCCGGCGGCTCGTACATGACGATCGAGGCGGACTTCGTCGATCCGGCCGGCAAGATGCTCGCCCGGATCCGCGCCCAGGGCGAGGTGCGCGGCGGCTTCTTCGGCGGCTCCTCGCTGTCGGGCGTCGATAAGGCGGTCGACGAGATAGCCAAATATTCGGTGCTGAACTTCAAGCGCTAGCGCCGCCTCAACAGCGCCGCCTTCTGCTCGTCGAATTCCTGCTGGGTCAGCACGCCCCGATCGCGCAACTGAGCGAGTTTGGCGATCTCGTCGGCGATCGAGGGTCCTGCGGCCGTTGCCGAGGGCGCTGCGTCGAGCATGCCCGGCTGCGGGACCGGAAGGTTCGTCATCGTCTTGGCGCAGGCTGAGCTGGTGAAATCATAGTTGCGGCCGGTTCCGATGTCGGTGAATTTCACCTGCCCCTCGTCGACCACGACGGCGAAGGCGGTGGCGCCGACATAGCCGCCCATCCTGTTGCGAGAGTTGACCAGGCCGCACGTGTAATAGCCGGTGATCCGCTTGCTCAGGAACGGCTTCCAATAGCCGAACGCGAAGCCCTTCGGCCATTCGAAGCGAGCCGATTCGGGATCGATCAGACGGGCGCGGACGGAGGCTTCCGCAGCGCGCCGCATAGCCCCCCAGTCCGGCTCCCCCCAGTTCGGCTCCGCGTACATTTTCTCGGCATGGCGTGTCCCCCACCATTCGAAATACTGGTCCGAAGCCTTGTTCCAGTCCGTCTTACCGGCTGCGGTATGGGCCGCGATCGCCTCGCGTATCTTCGCGCGCTCGGTCGCAGAGCCGACATCCCATGCGGTCTGCAGCCTAAGCGCCTCATAGCCCAGACGCGCTTCGCAGGTCGTGATCGGTGCGCAAGGGCCTGCTTCCGGCACGGCGGCAACCGCGGGCGGGGCGGCAGCCTGGGGGGCAGCAAGAGCAAGTATGACCAACGCGAGCATGAACCCTCCTTTAGAACAGGCGGCCGGTGACCTTGTGCAACGCGGCGACGCGGCTAGCCTCGATGCGAAAGGTGATGTCGGGATTGAACTGGCGGAGCTCGACATATGTGGCGGTGCGGCGCACCAGGCGCTTGATCAGCACCATCTTGATGCGCTCATCCTCGCCCTCGAGGCCGCGCAGCTGAACGATGACGTCGTCACCGATCGCGACGGGGTAGCGCGGGCTGACTGCGGCGCGCTCGCCGGGCTCGAAGCGCGGGGCCATCGAATCTCCGACGATGGTGAGCGCATAGGCATCCTTGTCGCCGGCCAGCGAAGCCGGACGGGTGAGATATTCGAGCACCTCGCCGAGGTGAAGCTCGGTCATCTCGATGTGCGGATCGACGTCGTCGCCCGGGGCGAGTTCGCCGCCCAAGGCGGTGCCGAGCACCGGCAAATCGGGCAGGGGAGCCTCGCCGTAGAAGGCGCGGTGGACATCCATCGCTCCCACCACGCCGGCGCCGGCCACTTCGGTGCGGACCGGCGCGCGCCCGGCGTCGAACTGGGCCCAGCTGATCCCGACGGCGTCGAGCAGCTTCTCCAGCGTTTCGTTCTTAGGATTGCCGTGGCGCCTGATATCGTTGAAGGCGTTGCGCGCAAGGCCGGCCTTGGTGGCCCACCCGCCGAGGGTCAGCCCCTCCGGCTTAACGCGCACCAAGGCGGTGTAGATGGGAGGATCGGCGGCTTCGGCCATGCTGTAAGAAATATCTAACAGCGGCAGTCGCTGATCAATGTTAGAGTGGTCTAACATTTCTGCTTGACTGTTAGATTGATCTAACGGCACAAAGCGCGGCATGGACATTCCCACGCGCGCCCAGCTCGTCGAGCGCATCGACAGCTTCCTTCATCGCCATGGCATGGCGCCTTCCCGGCTCGGCCGCGACGCGACCGGCGAACCCAATCTGGTGACGTCGATCCGGGACGGGCGCTCGCCTAATCTCGACACGCTGAACCGCCTCGCCTCCTTCATGGCCGAGCATGACGCGAAGCTGAGAGACGCGGTCGCGGAGCCGGGACCGTCTGAGCAGTCGGTTGACCTCAGCGGTGGGAGCTCCATCAAAGTCGCTTCGAGGGTCTCGGAGGGACCCTCGCCGCGCCCTTTCTCTGCGACCTCTTCCAGCACGTGCCCCCTCCCCCGCGCGCCTTCCGTCACCACGCTGAGCCCAGCCTGTTCGACTGGGGAGGCCGCGATGGGCGGTAGAGCGCTGGTGCAAGGGCTTGGCATGGCGGTGAGCAATGTAACCGCCGATGCCGAGGCGTCGGGCGGTAATGCCGGTGAATTTACCGCACGCTCCGTCACCGGCGATCAGATCGGGACGAAACCGTGAACGACCGGCGCGCCATCGTGCACCTGCCGGACCGGCTGATGCTGAAGGTCGCCACACGCGGGCTGGTCGGTGCGGCCCAGGGAACCGTGCCGGCGGCCAAGGTGTGCGGAACGCGCCAGCAACGGATCAGCGACTGCGGCCTGCCGAACACGCCCGACTTCCTCCGCATCGACGAGGTCGCGGCGCTGGAGGACGTGACGGTCGGACAGCCGGGCTGGCCGCACGTCACCCAGGCATTGTGCAGCCGCCAGGGCGGTGTGTTCGTGCCGGTCCGGACCGACGCGGCCGGCGGCGACGCGTCGCTCGCCGCCTGGAGCGCCTATGCGGCGCGGCTTTCGCACGAGGCGGGGAGCTTGGTCGCCGGGCTCTGCGAGGGGCTGGCCGAAGACAAGGATGTGTCGCGCGGCCGGGCCGCCGAGCTGCTCGGCAAGGCTCGCGAGCTCGTCCAGGTCGCGGTGGAGATCGAGAAGGGGCTCGAAGCGCGAGCCGAGGGCTGGATTTGATGGGACCCCTTCAAAATGTTGGAGCCTCCATCGCCGCTTCGGGGCGAAGCGGCAGCTCCAACATCATTTTGAAGGGAACCCGGTGATGGGCCTCGAAGGAATGGCGGCCGGCGACACCAGCTGAGGCCGGCAGGCGGCGAAGGGGGCGTAACCCCGAGTGAAGCGGACCGGAACGGGCCCGGTGTGATGGGCCAAGGGGTAAAGATGGAGCAGCAGCACATTCCGGCAGGCGCGAGCGGGGGCAAGCCGCTCGACGCGGCGCGGCTCGACGCCTGGGTGGCGGCGGCGCAGCCGAGAGCGCGGCTGCTTTACCATGTCGGCTATCATGCCGGCGACGCGGGGCACGCGCTGCTCGAGCGGCTGCGCCGGCATGAGGCGCGCGGCATGCTCTACCTGGTCCAGCAACGCCGCGAGCGCGGCGGCTTCGACTATCTGGCGGTGCGCAGCTCGCGCCCGGCCGGCGCCGGGCGGCCGCGGCGCGCCGGCCTTCACGAGCAAGCGCGGGCGCTGTTCAATCCCGGCGCGGCGCGGAGGGGAGCGGCATGAAGTGGTTGTCCTATCTGGCGGCGATTGGCGCTTCGCTCGATCTGTCGAACTTCTCCCCTCGGGTTGATCTCGCGCCGGAGGAACCTCCGGCAAAAAGCGGCCGAGGCAAGCGCCGGTCATCGCCCCCGAAGAAGCGGCCCAACCGGCTCCACATCTCCAAGCGCGTCCGCCGCAAGCACCGGAGGGCCCGAAAATGACGGGCTCGGTTTCTGCCCTTCCTGCCTGCCCCGGCCCCAAGCTTCACTTGGGGACGAGATCATGAAGGCGCTCGACCGCAGGCTGCTGGCGGCGCTGCGCGAGCGGCAGGGCGGTGCCAATGAGGGCGCGGCCGGAAGCTGGTCACGGCCGGCCGAGGCGGCGCTGCGGCGCGAGCTTCGCCGCGCGCTGGGATGCAGCGCCGACGAACTCAAAGCCAGCGAGCAGCGGCTGCGCTGGAAGGGACATATCGAGTTCGACCGGCTGCGGCTGGCGGGTAGCCCCGCCGGCGCGGCGCCGGCCGAGGGCGCGGCTTTGCCGCCCGTTGCCGCTACTGCCCCCCCAGGCGGAGCGGGCGGCGGGGCCGCGCCCAAAAAGATGCAGCATCCGGCGGCGTCCATGGCCGGAGGCTCGGGCCCGTATCCCGAGACGGGAAGCGGGGGCGCCGCGGAACGGCGCGCGCTCCCGCCGACCGGCGAGGCGCATAACCGCACCGGCGCGGCCGGGCTCGCCCACGCGCGGAGGCGGAGCGGCCGGCACAGGGTCGGCCGAAGCCGGGCCGCCGATGCGCGGGTGGTGGCGAAAGGCGCGGGCGCCGATGCGCAGCCGCTGAGCGAGACGGTGCGGCGGGAGGCGGAGCTTTCGTCGGCGCGGCGGCGGCTGGCGCAGAGCACAGGGACGGTGTGTTCGGTGCTCGACGCGGCGGCCCCGGCGAGCCTCGCCGAGCGAATCCAGACGGCGCTGGCGGAGACCCCGGCCGACCTGATCAAAGCCGTGCACCGGCGCCATCCGCCGCTGTGGGCGCGCGCGGTCGCGCTCGGCCGGGCGATGGGCATGCTGCCCGCGACGGCGCTTTACGATGCTATCGAGCGGGGTCTGACGGCGATGGAGGCCGAGGGACCGCATCTGCTGACGGCCGGGACGGAGGTGCTGCGATGACGCCTTGGGCATGGTGGTGGCTCGCCGAGGGCGACGACGAGCATGGGGGCTGGGCCGGCTGCCATGACAGCCGTGACGAGGCTGTCGCAGATGCCCAGCGCCATCTGCCGGCCGGCACCCGGTTCCGGGTGATGGAGGCGCGATCGTCCGACGCCATGAAATATGAGGGCGCCGACTGCGTCCCCTTCCTCCGCACCCGCAACGAAGAGTGGCTGACGGCCGGGGAGTGCGCCGATGGCTGAGCCTTCGACCCCGCTCAGGACAGGGCCTCGCCGCATCCGCCTTTCGCGCGCAAAGGGATGGCGGCTGCCCGAAGGGGCGGTCAACGTCGCCCGGCCCGGACGCTGGGGCAATCCATTCATCGTCGGCCGCGACGGGACGCGCGAGCAGTGCGTCGCGATGTTCGGGCAACTGGCGGTGGGCTTCATCGATCTCGGGGGGAGGCTCCCGGTCGACGAGCAGATGACTTATTATCGCCGCGTCCGCCGCTCCATTGGCGCCCTCGAAGGCCGCGACCTCGCCTGCTGGTGCGCGCTCGACGGCAAGCCCTGTCACGGCGACGTGCTGCTGGCGCTCGCCAATCGGACGCAGCTGCCGGTCTGGGCGCGCACACCGATCGAGCTGCCGCGCGTGCGGCTTGGGATCTCGGCCGTCGAGCTGAATCGCCTCAATCTGGAGAAGCTGCGGCGCGAACGGAGGCACACCGGTGTCTGATCGTTCGGCAATTGAGTGGACGGATGCGAGCTGGAACCCGATCCGCGCGCGCAATCGGGCGACGGGGCGGCTCGGATGGCATTGCGTCCACAAGTCCGACGGGTGCCGGAACTGCTACGCCGAAAGCTTCAACCTCCGGCTCGGCACCAAGCTGCCCTACAAGCCCGGCCACGTCCCCGAGGACGTCGAAATCCTGCTCGACCCGGACATGCTGCTGCTGCCGCTCAAGTGGAAGCGGCCGCGGCGGATCTTCGTCGGGTCGATGACCGACCTGTTCGCCGACTTCGTCACCGACGAGATGCTCGACCGCGTCTTCGCCGTGATGGCGCTCGCTTCGCAGCACAGCTTCCAGCTGCTCACGAAGCGTCCCGACCGTATGCGGGCTTATCTCGCCGCCGCCCACCGCGACGTCGCGTGGGTTCTCGCGGCGCTAGAGGTGGTCGACGGCTACGCAGACAGCCAGCAGTCGATCATCGCGGCAGGTTTTCCTCTCCCTAATGTCTGGCTCGGCACCTCGGTCGAGGATCAGGCGGCGGCCGACGAACGGCGAGAGGATTTCCGCGCCGTCCCGGCTGCGGTGAAGTTCGTCAGCTACGAGCCTGCCCTTGAGCCGGTCGACTGGTCGGGTTGGGAGTTCGTCCAGCAGATCATCTCGGGCGGGGAATCCGGCCCGAGGGCGCGGCCGTCGCATCCCGACTGGCACCGCGACACCCGAGATTTCTGCGCCGCGCACGGCATCGCCTTCTTCTTCAAGCAATGGGTCAATGGGGGCCTGCGGGGCAGGTCTCGCTTGGCCCCATGGTGAGTGGGCGCCGCCCCGCTTTCGCAGGGTGGGTCGGCGCGGCGCATCAGGATTGGTGGTTCGACGCAGCCGGCGCTCAGGAGGACTTCCACCGCTTCGATCCCGATGATCAGCTTTGGTCGATCGGCAAAAAGGCAGCCGGGCGGCTGCTCGATGGCTGGACCCATGACGCGATGCCCGCCATCGCCGCAAGGCCGGTGGCGCCGGCGTGACCGCGCTCCTCTCCCCCTCCCCGTCCCAAAGTAGCACTTTGGGACGAGTCACCCGGCCGGTGCTGCGCTGGCACGGCGGCAAGTGGCTGCTGGCGCCGTGGATCATCAGCTTCTTCGGCGAGCATCGCTGCTACGTCGAGCCTTATGGCGGGGCCTGGTCGGTCGGGCTGCTCAAGCCACGCTCCCACCGGGAGATCTACAACGACAAGGACGACCGGCTTGTCGCTTTGTTCGCCATGCTCCGCGATCCGAAGGCTTCCGATCGGCTAATTCGCTCGCTCGAACTGACGCCGTTCGCGCGAAGCGAATTCTATCGGGCATATGAGCCGAGCTCAGATCCGGTAGAGGATGCGCGGCGGTGGCTCACCCGTTCTTGGCTGGGCCATGGTTCGGACGGCGGGCTGAGTCCGTACCGGACCGGCTTTCGCGCAAGCTCGAGCAAGTCCGACACGACATCCGTCGCCAGGGAGTGGGCCGGCTATCCCGCTGCTCTCGCCGCTGTTGTCGAACGGCTGAGGGGCGTCGTCATCGAGAACCGCGACGCCCTCGAGCTGATGGCGGCTCATGACGCGCCCAGCACTCTCAACTTCGTCGACCCACCTTATCTGATCACGACGCGGTCGCGGACCAACCGTCAACCCGGCGGCGGCACGTACCGCCACGAGCTCACCGACGCCGACCATGTCGAGCTGCTCGCCTTCCTCAAGACGCTGAAGGGCATGGTGGTGCTGTCGGGCTATCCGTCGGAGCTTTACGACGGCGCCCTTGCCAGCGACCCGAACGGCGCGTGGCGGCGGGTCGAGCGCAAGGCGCTGGCCGACGGCGCGCGCGAGCGGCGCGAGGTGCTGTGGCTCAACCCGGCCGCCGCCGACGCCTGCCCGCAAAGGGGGCTGCTGTGATGGGTACGCCTCCCGAAGTGTTCCAGGAGGCTGGTTACGAAGCCGTGCACCTGCGCTGCGTGCGGGCCCGGGGAAAGAGCCGGAAGCGGCAGTCGGCGAGCAACCTTCGCGACACTATCCTGAAGCGGCTCGGCCCGTGCGAGGACTGCCGCTACGACCCCGCCGCACTCGAACTGATCGAAGCCTATGAGCAGGCCCTCCGCGAGGCGTGGGAGCGGATCGAGCTGTGCGAAATCCGCAAGCGCGCCGACGACGCGATCGCGCGCACTCTGGGCCTGCCGCCGCAGTGGAGGATGCTGTGAATTCGGCCCAAAATGGCGGAGCTGCCTCGTCCCCCAGGCGTGGCGATGGAGGCTCCGCCATTACTTTGGGCCGGGCCTCGGTGAGCCCGCTTCGTCCCGAGGGTGCCGGCGCGGTGATGGCTGGACGGGCTGTGGGCGAGGTCGTGGGCGACGGTGAGCGTACCGCGCTGTGGCGCGAGCTCGATTATTTCCCGACGCCGCCCTGGGCCGCGCGGGCCGGGGGCGAAGTGCTGGCGCTGCTCGACCCGCAAGCCCGCAGCGTGTGGGAGCCGGCCTGCGGCGAGGGGCATATGGCGGCGGCGCTCGGTGAGCGGTTCGTCGTGTTTGGAAGCGACATTCATCCGTTCGGCTATGGCGCCCCTTACGACTTTCTCGCCGAGGCCGGGCCGGATTACGCGGTGCAGGACGACGGCTTCTATGCCGACTGGATCGTCACCAACCCGCCGTTCCGGACCGCGGCCGAGTTCCTTCGCCTCGGCCTGACGCGGGCGCGGCGCGGGGTCGCCTTGCTGCTGCGGCTCGCCTTCCTCGAAGGGACGGCGCGGTACCGCCTGCTCCACGGCCCGCAGCCGCTGACCTTGTGCTGCCCGTTCGCCGAGCGGGTGCCGATGACGCTCGGGCGCTGGGACCCGGCGGCGTCCAGCGCCACGGCCTATGCCTGGTTCTTCTGGATGAAGGGCGCGGCGCCGCAGCCGCTTCGCGGCATTCCGCCCGGTAGCAAGGCGCGGCTGAGCACGGCTGAAGACGCGCACCGGTTCGGCTGGCGCAGCGAGCGCGGCCTGCTCGACAGGATGGAGGCGGGCAAGTGAGCGGCGCCCCCGATTCCTGCGATGTCCCGTCGGTTCCGTCCCTAACACGCGCCGCGATCTCGCGCGGGCCCATGACGCTGCCGCGGTTCCGGCCGCTGCGCGGAATCGACCCCGCGCTTAGGCGGGCGAGGCTGATCGCCGCACGGCGCTACCAGGCCGGGTTCAGCGCCCGGCGCGGCATCCTCACCGGGCATTGGGACGGCGGAGAAGTCGTGCGCGCCTTCCTCACGACGGAGGCGGTCGAGTGACGCACCGGCGCCATCGCCACGTCTGCCTGGCGCGGGGCTGCGGAGCACCGCTCGAGCGGTGGCAACGATTCTGCCTGCGCTGCTGGCGGCGGCTGCCGTGGGACAAGAGGCGCGCGATCGCCGAGGCGAAGGCGACGCCGCACATCGCCTCCCAGCTCGCGATCGAGGCGGCCCAGTGGCTGAGCGCGCATTCGCCCGCCCAGGAGGCCGCCCGGCGGCTGGGGGAGGCCCCGTGAGGCACTACCGCCGGCCAGCGCAGTTCAAGACGTACCAGGCGCGCTCGCTGAGGATGTTTCAGCGCGCGCCGGAGAAGGTCGACAATTATGAGCATGCGCTGGTCAGGATCTGGTCGGAAGAGCATCTCGCTTATTGGCGGCGCGGTGTCGACGGGCGCTCGGCTGGGGGCGGCTATACCAACCGCAAGACCGAGGCCGGCATGGTGCCGCTGCCCGAAGCCTATGCGCTGACCCGCCATTGCGGCCCCGAGAAGGAAATCTGGTTCGAGTTCGTCAGCTACCGCGATGCCAAGGCGGCGGGCGAGCCGCCCGCGCAGCGGCCGAAGGCGTTCGAGGAGGTTCGGGCCGAGCGCGACTTCGAGATCGCCGACTTCGTCGAGGGCTACGCCCTGATGATCGAGCGGCCGGAGCTGCCGCTCGACCCCAACGGGCTGCAATATTCGCCTGAGACGAGGGGGCCGCTGGCCGTGGCGCTGCGCGGCCTCGCCGCATCGATCCGCGCTGGGTTGGTCGAATGATCGGCCTTCATCCATTTTGGAGCAAAGACGGATGGGTTCTGCTATGGGGGCGGCGGCGGTCGCGGTCCGGACCTGGTGAAAAGCGCGCGCGGGGCCGGCCCAATGGCACATGCGGGCCGGCTGCCACCATCCGTCGTCGGCGCGGCTTCGGCCGCGGCGTTGCCGGCCACCCGGGTTGCCCCGCTGCCGCCAGTGGGATGTGGAGTGCGTCGAGCGGACCAGGCTCCGGCCGGATAGGCTTGCCGGCCGGAGCGCTTTTTTTCGCCTCAAAGTACTACTTTAAGGCGGTGTGGTGAGAAGTCTCCGCCCCCTGCGGACGCCGCGGCAGATCCTCGCCGAGCAATATGACGCCGACGGGCTGCGCGCGACGGCCGACAAGGTGCGCCGGGGCGAGGCGCCGTCCGAGACCGTGCTGCGCTCGCTGCGCGCGATCGTGGCGGCGCAGCAGGAGGCCCTGGCGGGGCGTGTAAGCGTGAAGGGGCGGGGCGAGCGTGGCGGATGACCCGAACCCGTACAGGATAGATGGGCCTGCGCTCATCAGCTTCAGCGGCGGCCGAACCTCGGGTTACATGCTCAGGCACATCCTCGGCGCCTATCACGGCAAGCTGCCCGATGACGTTCACGTCTGCTTCGCCAACACCGGCAAGGAGCGCGAGGAGACGCTGCGCTTCGTTCACGAGTGCGAGACCCGCTGGGGGGTGCGGGTTCACTGGCTCGAATATCGGAGCCACCGAGGCCATACCGTCGATTTCGAGGAAGTCGGATTCGACACGGCCTCGCGGCGAGGGGAACCGTTCGATCTCCTGATCGCCCGCAAGCAGGCGCTCCCGAACTGGCAGGCCCGGTGGTGTACCAGCTTCCTCAAGGTGCTGGTCATGTTCGCCTACATGCGCGCTCAGGGGCTGACCGCCTATTCCGAGGTCGTTGGTCTCCGCGCCGATGAGCCGTGGCGCGTCGCCAAGATGATCGGTCGCAATGCCGACGAGAACCGGACGTGCCTTGCTCCGCTGTCCCGCGCTGGCGTCACTCGGCGCGATGTGATGGCCTTCTGGTCCGAACAGCCTTTCGACCTTGGGCTAGAGCCGGGGGAGGGCAACTGCGACCTTTGCTTCATGAAAGGCGCTCGGCTTCGAGCTTCGCTGATGCGGGCGCGCCCAGCCCTGTCGCCTTGGTGGGTGGAGAAGGAGCAGGACGGGCGGCTCTTCGACCGTCGAACGCGCTACGCCCAGCTCGCCGAGGACGTGGCCCGCTCCCCCGATATGTTCGGGCCGGACGACCCGACCGAGGAATTTGATGCGGAGTGCGGCCTGTGGTGCGCGGGAGAGGCCGCGTGATCGGTCCCGTGTCCTCCCCGGCCGCAAGTACCACTTGCGGACGATCGTCATGAGCCTGTCAGTTCAATTCCTCGACGAGATCAGGTCGCGGACGACGCTGTCGGCGCTGGTCGGCCGCGACGTGAAGCTCGCCAAGGCGGGGCGGGAGCATAAGGGGTGCTGCCCGTTCCACGCCGAAAAGACGCCGAGCTTCTACGTCAACGACGAGAAGGCCTTCTACCATTGTTTTAGCTGTCAGGCGCATGGCGACGCGATACGGTGGCTGATCGATGCGCGCGGGCTCGGCTTCATCGACGCGGTGCGCGAGCTCGCCGCCGGCGCCGGGATCGAGATGCCGGCGCGGTCGGCCGGGGACGCGCGGCGCGAGGAGGAGCTGGCCGGCGTCGCCGAGACGATCGAGCGGGCGGCAGCCTGGTATCGCGAGCAGCTCGCGGGCGGCGCCAAGGCGCAGACGGCGCTGGCCGCGCGCGGGATCGGCGCGGAGGCGATCGCGCGGTTCGGGATCGGCTTTGCGCCGTCCAAGCGATCGGTGGCAGGCTGTGGCGCCGTGCCGGAAGCCCTGGCCGCCGCCGGGCTGCTGATCGCCGCCGAGGGCCAGGCGGAGGGGCTATGGTACGACCGCTTCCGCGGCCGCATCACCATCCCGATCCACGATGCGCGCGGCCGCGCGGTCGGCTTCGCCGGCCGGCTGCTGGATCCAAGTTCTTCTTCCCCGGGTGGAAGTAATACTTCCGCCCGATCACCCAAGTATATCAACTCGCCGGACAGCGGCCATTTCGACAAAGGCGACCTGCTGTTCAACCTGCACCGCGCGGCGCCCGCGGCGCGATCGAACCGGCGGCTGCTGATCGTCGAAGGGCAGCTCGACGCGGTCGCCGTCGACGCCGCCGGAATCGAGGAAGTGGCGGCGCCGATGGGGACGGCGCTGACCGAGCGTCAGCTCGAGCGCGCCTGGCGCGCGGCGCATTGCCCGATCCTCCTGTTCGACGGCGACGCGGCGGGCCGCAAGGCGGCGATGCGCGCCTGCGAGCGGGCATTGCCGCTGGTGGGGCCGGGCCGGTCGCTGGCGGTGGCGCTGCTGCCCGAAGGGGAGGATCCGGACAGCCTCATTCGAGCGAGCGAGACCATCGAGCGCGGACGCGAGCGGATCGAGCAAGCGGCGGCGGCGGCGCGGCCGCTGGCGGCGTTCGTCTGGGAGGCGGCGCTGGCGGAGGCGGAGCCGGACAGCCCGGAAGGGCGGGCAGCGCTGTGGGTGCGGCTGGCCGGGCTGGCCGAGACGGTGCGGGACGCCGAAACCCGGTCGCAATATGGGGCGGAGTGGCGCGCACGCTTCGACCGAAGCTTTCCCCCGCTACCCCCCGGTTTGACCGAAGCCGATATGGTTCCAGATGGAAGGGTGACGGACCCTTTCGGCCTCGGCGAGGAGGAGCGGGCGCGGATCGAAAGCATGACGGCGGCGTGGATCGAACGCAGCGCCGCCGATGCCGCGATCAGCCCGAAGCAGGCCGGGCGATGGGCCTGGGATTTGGGACGGCGGGCGGCGGCCGGGCTGGTCGATCCGGAGCATGGCGAGGATGCGATCGCGGCGGTGCGGCGGGAGCTGGCCGAGGCGCACCCCGGCGCCGATCCCGACGATTTCGACCGGTCGTTCGAGATAGGCTTCGCGCGCGGCTTCAATGTCGGGCCGCTGCTGACCGACCTGCGCTGCGCCGGCTTCGCGCGCACCGACATGGGCAATGCCGAGCGCTGGCGCGAGCGATGGGGGCAGGATTATCTCTATACCACCGCCAAGGGTTGGCTGGGCTGGGACGGGCGGCGCTACCGGGTGCTCAACCAGGAGAAGGACGTCACCCCCGCCGAAGTGCTCGGCAGCGTGTTCGAGACGGTGCGGGCGATCCAGCGCGAAGGCCATGCGGTGCGCGACAGCGGGTGGCCGGAAGACGAGGATCTGGACGAGGATCTGTTCGACGACGACCCGCGCCGGCCCGGCGGCATGGACGTGCTGATCCGGGGCGGCAAGAAAGCCGAGCGGTTGTCGGCGAAGCTCGCGGCCTGGGGCGTGGCCTCCGAATCGTCGGGGCGGATCGGCTGCATCGCCAACCTCGCCAAGCGCTGGGTGACGGTCGAGCTCACCGACTTCGACACCGATCCGATGCTCTTGAACTGCATGAACGGGACGCTGCGCTTCCACCGCGCCGAGCCCGGATCGGAAGCCGGGCCGGGCTCGTCGGCGCGGGTCGAATTGCGGCCGCACGACCGCGCCGACCGGCTGACCAAGATCGCCGCCTGCGCCTATGATCCGGAGGCGGCGGCGCCGCATTTTCAGAAGCTGGTGCGATGGGCGCAGCCGCAAAAGGAGCGGCGGCGCTACCTGCGGCAGTGGCTCGGCTACAATCTCACCGGCGACGTCGGCGAACAGATCTTCCATATCTGGTTCGGGCCGCTCGCCGCCAACGGCAAATCGACGGTCGGAAATGCCTGCCGCGACGCGATCGGCGACTATGGCGATGCCGGCAAGGTCGAGACCTTCCTCGATACCGGCGCCCAGAAAGGCGGCGATGCCGCGACGCCGGCGCTGGTGCGGCTTCCCGGGGTTCGCTTCCTCACCGCCGGCGAGCCGAAGTCGGGCGTCGCCATCAACGAGGCGCTGATCAACAGTCTCACCGGCGGCGACCAGTTGTTGGCGCGCGACAATTTCCGCAGCTTTTTCCGCTTCCTGCCGACGTTCAAATTCACCTTGTGGTGCAACGAGCTGCCCCCGATCCCGCGCGGCACGGCGGGCATCTGGCGGCGCGTCAAGGTGATGCCGTGGGAACAGCATCTCGAAGAGCATGAGCGCGACCGCGGCCTGCCGGACAAGCTCGCGGCCGAATATGCCGGCATTCTCGCCTGGATGGTGCGCGGCCTCGTCGACTGGATGGAGCATGGCTTCGTCGAGCCGGAATCGGTGCAGCTGGCGTCGGCCGACTATAAGCAGGACAGCGACCCGATCTCCAGCTTCCTGCGGACCTGCACGGCGCCGGACCCGGAAGGGCGGGTGCAATCGTCGCATCTCTACGAATTGTTCTGTGCCTGGGCGAAAGCGGCGGGCGAGACCGAGTGGAAGCAGAAGGGGTTCAGCCAGGCGCTGAAGGCGAAGGGGTTGGCCAGCAAGACGTCGAACGGGGTGCACTGGCTCGGCCTCAGGACGACGCGGGAGCCGTTCGACTTCGTCGATAGCGAGGGCCGGGTGCGGAACCTCGATGCGCTGGTCGAGGGCGCGGCCGACAGCCGGCCTGCCGAGCCTCCGCCCCCATACCCCTCGCAGCAGGAGATTGGCGATGCTTACGACGAACCCTGATCCTTCCATGTGGAAGGGTGGCGGAACGGTTGGCGGAAGGGGGAAAGGGCGGATTTGCGCGCCTTCGGAAGGGTTGGAAGCTTTGCGGCGGAGCTAGCGCAGGCATGGGCGCGGGTGCGCGGGCGGGTGCGCATGCGTGGAGTTGGATATCCTTCCAATCCTTCCAACCCTTCCGAGAGTGAAAAGAAGAGGAACAGTTACAATGTCTTGTAAGATGGGTGAGGATGGAAGGGTTGGGAGCGATGCTTCCGTGGGTGGAAGGGTCGATGCGGATGAGGTCCTAGTGACCTGGCTGCCGCCGAGGCGGGCGAAGGGGCTGGGCCGGCCGATCGTGAGCCGGGGCGGGCGCATAACGGTTGATCCTGCCGACGCGCTGCCTCGGCAGGCGGCGCCGGGGGCGAGGCCGTGGGAGCCGGAAGGGTCGATCGATGTCGAACGGCTCGTGACGTGGGCGCTTCGCGACCAGAAAGCGGATCGGCATGCCGGGGTCGGGCTGCACCGGATTGAAGCCGAGGTAGAAGGGCTGGAGCCGGGCGGGCGCTCGGCCGACGGATGCGCCGCGCTCGCCGATATCGAGCATCTCGGCTGCCGCATCGACCGGCGGGTCGGGCTGGTGCGCGACCTAGTCCATCCCGCGGCGGAGGCGGTGGCGGTGGCGTGCGGCGAGGTCGAGGGCGGCGATCTGGTCCGCTCCTACGGGCGGCTCGGCGTACGGCCCGAAGGCTGGGCCGAGCCTGTGCGGTGGTGGCGTCCGGTGGTCTGGGTCAAATATGGCGAAGAGGGGCAGTGGGAGCGGACCGGGCGCGGCAACAGCCCGCGCTTCTGCCGGATCATCCCGACGGTGACGCGCTCGGAGCTGGCGCGGCGGCGGATCGCCTATCTGACATGGTGGGAGGGGCTCGACCAGCTGGCATGGCGGCTGTCGCTGCGGGCGCTGGGGTTCACCGTTCTGCGGCCGTCGGCGCCGCTGGAGCCGTGGACCTCGGAGGGAGCGGCGTCGTGAGGCAGGGGGTACCCCCCTCCGGGTCCTCCCGGCGGCCCAGCCCCTATGCGGGTGCCGAAGGCGCGTCGCGCGCGAGTTTGGTCAAGTGTTTGATCCCTCGTGTTTTTGTTTCGCCTTTTGGTCTGCCTGAGGGTGGTCGCCTGGCGGTTTCACGCTTGGCGACGCGGTGGCGTGCGGCGAGATCGCCGGCGGGTGTTCGCCTCGGGCGCATGGCGGAGGCGGAGCTGTGAGCGGCGAGCTGATTGTGAGCCTCGATGAGTTCGCGGAGCTGGCGGGCGTCACGGCCGAGACGATGCGGGTCCATCTGCGGGAGCTGCTGAAGGACGGGACGCCGCAGCCGGCCTGGCTGATCGAGCGAGGCGAGCGCGGGCGCGCGTACAAGATCGAGGCCGAAGGTGGGATCGGCTGGTGGCAGGCAAAGCGCGACGCCGACGACCAGGCCGACGAAGCCCGCCGAGCTCAGCTGCAGCAGATGCGGCTCGAGCTGGTCGGCGACACAGCCGAGCAGGCCGAAGCGCTGTCGCTGTCGGGCCGGCAGCGGCGGGAAGAATATGGCGCTGCGCTCGAGGCGATCAAATATCGCAAGCTGCTGAAGCAACTGGTCGATACGGCAGAGTTGGAGCGGGTGCTGAGCCATATCGCGGTCGACCATCGCCGCCGCTTGCAGAGGATCCCCGCGGAGTTCGGCATCGCCGTCGGCCTGACGGCCGAGCAGCAGCGCCAGCTGGAGGGGATGATCGAGCGCAGCGTCGACGCCTTCGTCGCGGCAATCTGCGCGCCCGGCGCGTTCGACGGAGAGGGTTGATGCTGCTCCAGGCCGACCTTGAACCTCCCGCTTTCGCCGCCGCGGCGCCGATCGTCGCCGGCGCCCTGGCCGAGATGCGCTTCCCGGAGCGTCTCGCAGTGTCCGAAGCGGCCAAGCGTCACCGGATGCTGGCCAATCCGGGAGCCTATTCCGGGCCGTGGCGCGACAGCCCGCACGACGTGCGGTTCCTGGAGCGGGCGATGGACGCGCTCGGAGCGGAGTCGCCTTACCGCGAAGTGGTGGTGATGGGCCCGACGCAGACCGGGAAGTCGGAGGTCGGCAACAACTGGCAGCTCCACACGATCCTCTACGACCCCGCCGACATGCTGTTCGTGATGCCGGACCGGACCTCGATCAGCTCCTACGTCACTACGCAATGGGCGAAGATGCTCGACGAGACGCGCGCTTCGGTCGACGGGGCCGACGACCAATCGAAACCCCTGCGCGAGCGCCAGCTCGACGGGCCGTCGTCGGACAATATCAATCTCAAGCAGTTCCGCGGCTGCGCCTTCCATTTCCTATGGCCGACCGGCCCAGCCTTCCGATCGAAGCCGATCTCGCGCGGCCGGCTCGACGACTATGACGACATTCCGCAGGATATCGGCGACCAGGGCGACGCCCTGTCGCTGATGGTCGGCCGCATGGGCAGCTTCTCAGCCTATGGGGGAACCAAGGCCTATGTGAACTCGACGCCAAAGCTCGGGAAGAAGCGTGGGATCGAGGCGCTGGTCGCCGCAGGCACGGACGAGCGCTGGTATGTCGACTGCCTCGCCTGCGACGAGCCGTTCATCCTCGACACCGAGGCGGTGCTGGAGTTCGATCGGACGGCATCGCCGCTGGACGCGGCCGGATCCGCCTGCGTGGTCTGCCCTGATTGCGGCGGCGTGCACAAGCAAGCGGACAAGTCGGCGCTGATGCGGTCGGGACGTTGGGTAGGCCATGGTGAGCAGGCTGTCGGCCGCGCTGAGTGCGCCGACGGCAAAATAGGCGAGCTCGCGCCGAACTCCCGTCTCTCGCAGCGGTGGGACGGGTTGATGGGCTTCCGCCGCTGGTCGGAGATAGCGGAGCAGTATCGAAAGGCCGAGCTCGCCTTCGAGGTCGAACAGGATGAGGGCCCCCTCAAGGCGTTCTTCCAGACCGTCGTGGGTAAGAACTACACGGCGAGGGGCACGGGCGAACCCGGCGCCTCGGAGGATGAGCTGGTGCGACGCGCGCGATCATCGCCCTGGCGACTGGGAGAGGTGCCTCCGGAGGCGCGGTGCCTGATCCTGTGCGTCGACCAGCAGGTCAATCGATTCGAGGTTGCGGCCTGGGCGTTCGGGGCCAGCTACCGCGCCTGGCTGGTGCACCGCTTTGCTATCGATCAGTGGAACGGCGAACCGGTCCGCCCCTTCACGCGGCCGGAACATTTCGGAGTGCTCTATGAGCGCGTCCTCTCCCGGCGCTACCCTGTTGCTGGCGCCCCTGATGCGCTGGTGAAGCCGCTGGGGCTGGTGCTCGACACCGGGGGCATGGATGGGGCGACCGACAACGCGTTCGCGTGGTGGCATGCCATGGTCAAAGGGGATGTGGGTTCTGGCCGTCCCCCCGTGCCTCCGACGGCGATCACGCTCTTCAAGGGCGGCAACAATCCGCGTGGCAGGCTGCTTCCGCCGCCTACCGTGGATGCGAAGCGCCAGATCCGGGGCGCGCCGCAATGCGAGCTATTCATGCCGAACGTAAATCGCCTGAAGGACATTGCAGACACGCGCCTTCGTCGTAGCGACGGGGGGCCGGGATCGATCTTTTTTCCCGGCGACGTCGACCAGCATGGCGAGCTGGTTGTCGCCAAGTATATCGCGGAGATGCGCGTGGAGACGAAGGTCGGCGAAATATGGGAGCGGCCAGCGCGATCGGCGAACGAGACGTGGGACCTCTACATGATGGCGCTGACCGTGCTGCTGCGGTTCGGCGGGGGCGACCAAAGCCTCGATTGGGTGCCGGGCTGGGCGCGGCCGCCGAAGGTGGCACCGGCACCGGCGTCCGCCGCCGCCACCGCGGAAGCCGCAGCGCTGCGCGAGGCGCATGGTGAGGCGGCACCGCCGCCTCCTGAGCCTCTCCTGACGGGCTCCCCCGCGCGTTTGCAGGCGGCCGGTCGATCAAGGGTAAGAATAGTAAGAGCGGGATAGGTCATGTTCAGGGTTATGGATGATGGCGAAGTTGTATTCTATGCCGACTTTGGCGCATGGGTGAGGAGGAAGCGCACATCCATGCAGCTGTCCCGAAAGCAGCTCGGAGACTTGGTTGGCCTGTCGGCGGGATCGATTACCAGCATCGAGCTAGGTAAGCAGCGGCCCGTTCTTCACCAATATGCTTTGATCTGCGAAAAGCTGAGATGCGAGCCGGGCACGGGTATGAGTTTACATCTGCTAGAAGATTACATTCCCCGCCGAAGCCGCGCCGGGCGGCCCCGGCTTGACCGGAAATCGTTTTCTTGACATAGCCGGAAACATAGACGCGCCGTGCCCGGAAGAAACCCCGGCACCCAGACCCGCCCCGGACGACCCGGCGGCGGGTTTTTTGTTGCCCAACGAGGTGGCCGGCGCGCTCTTCTGACAGAGGAACAGCGGGCAATGGCCTATTCGGCAGCGCAGATCGCGGACCTTGAGGCGCGGCTGGCGCGATATCTCGAGGCTGAAGCCGCGGCGCTGCGCAACCAAAGCGCGACCCTGCCCGACGGGCGGAGCGTAACGCGGGCGCATCTCGGCGAGATCCGAAAGGGCATCGCCGATCTGCGGAACGAGATCGCGTCGGCCTCCGGAGTGCCGCTGACGCGTGGCCGGGCCCGCCGCGGGGTGCTGCTCTGATGATCGAAGTGCGCCCGACCAATGATCGTCTTCGGAAGCTCCCCCGGAGCCTCCGAGCGCAGGAGCAGTTTCATGATTGAAGTGCGCCCGACGATCATGGACCGGATGGTGTCGGCCTTCTCGCCGGAGCGGGGGCTGAAGCGGGTCGCGGCGCGGGCGAGCCTGGTGGCGGCGACTTCGATGACGGCGGGCCGTTCGCCGGTTGAGCCCGGCGGGAAAATCTGGGGCCGGGGCGGCTATAAGGGCGGGCACAAGGACCGCCGCCAGACGCGCGGGTGGTTCGCCCGGTCGCGGTCAGCGAATGGCGACGTGCTGGGCGACCAGAAGACGCTGATCGCCCGTTCGCGCGACGCGGCGATGAACATGCCATTGGCGACGGCGGCGGTCGAGCGACCGATCACGTTCACGGTCGGCACGGGCCTGATGGCGATCCCGGACCTGAAGCCGGCGGAGCTCGGCATCAGCGAGGACGAGGCGCTGGCGCTGTCCTCGACGATCGCCGCCGATTTCGACAATTACATGGCCTCGACCGACCCCGATGCGGAGCGGACCGCCACCGGGTACGACCAGCAGGAGATCGTGCTGCGCGGCGTGCTCGAAAGCGGCGACATCGCCGCGCTGCGGGTAATGCCGGAGGATCAGCCGGGGCGGCGTCACGAAACAGCGTGGAAGCTGGTCGAGGCCGACCGCATCCTGTCGCCGGCGGCGCACCATGAGGGCGGGAGGCTGGCTACCGCAGGCGGGCGAGACGGCCGCGGCGAGGAGCAGGGCAATATCTGCGCCGGCGGCGTCGAAGTCGACAGCTATGGGGCGCCCGTCGCCTATCATCTGCTGAAGCGCGCGCCGGACAGCTTCGGCGGACTTACGCGGATGGCGCGGACCGAAGGCGACACCGTTCGGATCGAAGCCTGGGGCGACGCGACTGACCTGCCGAGCGTGGTGCACGTGATGGCCAAGCGGCGGCCGGAGCAATTCCGGGGCGTGTCGATACTCGCGCCGGTGCTGGAGACGCTGAAGCAGGTATCGGACCTCACCGAGGCGGAGCTGTTTGCCGCAGTGATGCAGGCGATGGTGGCGATCATCTACAAGTCGCCCGGCGCGCAGGCGATGCCCGAGCCCGATTACGGCGAAGCGGGAACGGCCGAGGCAGCGCGCGGCCAGTCGGACGGCGCCCGGCCGCTCGCCGACTACCGGCTGGAGTCGGGCACGGTGCTCGAAATCGACAGCGACGCCGGCGCCGAGATGAAGTCGCCGGGGCGGCCGAACCCCGCGTTCGACCCGTTCTTCGTGGCGCTGGCGAAGCAGATCGCGGCGGCAATCGACGTGCCGTTCGAGGTGCTGATGCTGAGCTTCACCGCCAGCTATTCGGCGAGCCGCGGCGCGCTCGAAGTGTTCTACCTTTCGGTGCGCAAGCGCCGCGGCTGGCTGGCATCGCATTGGTGCTCGCCGGTGTACCGCGCCTGGCTGTTCGAGCAGGTGGCCAAGGGGCGGTACCGGATGCACGGATTTTTGACCAATGCGGAGATGCGCGAGCGCTGGTCGAACGTGCGGTTCCGCGGCGACGGCAAGATCTCGCTCGATCCGGCGCGGGAAGCCAAGGCGCTCGAGGTGCAGGAGGCGCATGCCTGGAGCACCGGCGCCGAGATCACGGCCGAGCTCAATGGCGGCGACTATGACGCCAACGTCCGGCGCCGGATCGGCGAGCATCAAAGGTTCGTCGCCGGGGGGTTGCCGATCCCGAACGCCAAGGGCGGCGGATCGGAGCCGGCGGAAGCGCATCGCGAGCGGGAGGAAACGGAATGAGCATGCGCGCCTATAGCCGCGCCGCGATCACCCAGCGGCTGTTCAATACGCCGTTGCAGGTGATGCCGGAGACCGCGAGCATCGTGCTCGGAGCGATCGGCGAACGCTTCGACGTCGCGCAATTGTTCGTCGCCGCCGAAGGCCGCACGATCGCCCTCGCCGAGCTGGAGGAAGGCGCGGCCACCGCGCGCGTGGAGATTGAGGCACGCGCCGGTACCGACCAGGTGGCGCCGTTCGCGCCGGCGAGCAATCTGATGCGGGTCGTCAGCGGCGTCGGCTTCGTGGAAATCCGCGGCGAATTGGTGGCTGAGAACGGCATCGGGCCCATGTCGGGGTTCACCGGCTATGACGGGATCCGTGCCCAGGTGCTCGCGGCCGACGCGGACGACAATGTGAAGGGCATCGTCCTCGACATCGACTCCCCGGGGGGCGAGGTGGCGGGGCTCTATGAGCTCACCAAGGTGCTGATGGCGCGACGGGGGGCGAAGCCGACGCGGGCGGTGATCCGCGGCATCGGCGCCAGCGCCGCCTGCGCGGTCGCGGTGTGCGCCGATCCCGGCGAAATCACGATCCACCCGCTCGGCATCGGCGGGTCGGTCGGCACGATCGCGATGCACGCGGACTTCTCGGGCAAGCTGGCCAAGGACGGCGTCAAGGTGACGCTGATCGCCGCGGGCGACCACAAGGTCGACGGCAATCCGTTCGAGCCGCTGCCCGAGGATGTGAGGGACCGGATCGCGCAGATGGTGACGAGCGCGAACGACCGCTTCATCGCGCACGTGGCCGAGGCGCGCGGGCTGACGGAAGACGCGGTTCGGTCCCAGCAGGCGCTTACCTATCGAGGCGAGGAAGCGGTCGCGGCGGGGCTTGCCGACAAGGTGATGAGCTGGGCCGACTCCATCGACGAGTTCACGGCCAAGGTAAACGGTTCCGGCACGCAGACCGGAGGCGGCGAAGATTTCGACGAAGGCGGCGCCGCCCCGCCCGCGCCCGGTGCGCGATCCAGCCAGGAGACGAAGATGAAGGACCCGGAATTCACCCAGGCGACGCAGGAAGCTGCGGTCGCCACCGCCCGCACCGAAGCCGTTGCGGCGGAGCGGCAGCGGATCGGCCAGCTGATCAAGGTCGACGCCGAGAGCAACGTCTCGTCCGCTCTCACGGCGGCGATCGAGGAGGGCACCAGCGCCGGCGACTATGCGATCCAGCTCGCCTGCGCCTCCAAGGAGCAGCAGGCGGCGGCGCTGCAGGGCGCCCGCTCGGACGCCGTGAAGCCGGACAAGGTGCCGGACAAGCGCGCCGACGCTGCGGCGTCGACCGCGGCGCCCAACCGTGGCGAGGCCGCCGTCGCCCGCTTGCGCGGCCGCCATCAGGGGCTGCCCGCCGCCGGCTGAGCCGGCAAGCCTGACCAAGGAACCGAGGGGCGGCATCCGCCACCCCCGCGATGAAAGGGAGAGCCGAGATGGCTTACGAACGTGCGGGATATACCCAGGGCGACGGCTACCAGGCCAAGCATCTGCTCGCGAATGACGACGACATCACGACCCGCAAGGTGACCATCCTTTCGGGGCAGAACCTCAAGGCCGGCGCGGTGATCGGCAAGATCACGGCCAGCGGCAAATATGTCCTTTCGGCCTCCGCCGCCGGCAACGGATCGGAGGAGCCGGACCTGGTGCTGGCGGAGGATTGCGACGCGACAGCAGGGGACCGCGAGGCGATCGCCTACGAGACCGTCACCGTCGTTGCCACCGCGCTGACGATCGGCGCCGGCCACAGCGTGGCGAGCATCCGCGAGGGGCTGCGCGGCAAGGGCGTCAAGATCGACGACTAATCAGCCGGGCCGAAGTGGTACTTCGGCCCGGGGATGCGGCCTTGCGGCGGCATCGGGATCAATGCCGGTCCTCCGGGCCGGGAACAGGCGCGAAGTACCACGTCGCGGCCTGCCAGACACGCCCTGAGCGGGGCGGCGGCGGCTTCGGACCCACGTCCGGGGCCGCCGTTCGATTCAGGAGGACTTTTCGATGGCACGTGACCTTTACAGCACCGACGAGATGCTGCCGATGGTGGAATCTCTGTTCATCCCGGGCAATTTCCTGCTCCGGGCCTTCTTCCCCGAAGTGTTCGAGTTCGAGAGCGAGGAGGTCCATTTCGACCGCATCGTTCCCGATCGCCGCCTGGCGCCGTTCGTGTCGCCGCTGTCGCCCGGCAAGGTCCAGCAGCCGAAGGGCTACCAGACCGAGACGCTGATCCCGGCCTATATCAAGCCGAAGAACCCGATCACCGGGAGGGAGGTGCTGAAGCGCCTGCCCGGCGAGCGGTTCGGCGGCGAATTGAGCCCGGCGGAGCGGCGCGACCGGATCATGTTCGATTATCTGTTCAACCAGCGCCAGCGGATCGAGCGGCGCCTGGAATGGATGGCGAGCTCGGTGCTGCGGACCGGCGCCGTCACCATCGCCGGCGACGATTATCCCGCCGTCACGGTCAACTTCAACCGCACCGCGTCGCTGACCAAGACGTTGCTCACCACGGCGCGCTGGGGCGAGGCCGGCGTGTCGCCGTTCGACGACGTCGAAGGCTGGATCGACGAGGTCGCCTCGGCATCGGGCGCGGCGCCGAACATCGTCGTGATGGACAAGTTCGCCTGGCGCTATTTCTCCGCCGACCCGAAGACCCAGAAGGCGCTGGATCGCAATCTCGGCCAGACGGCGGCGATCAGCCTCGGGCTTACCGCCAACCTGCCCGGCTCGCCGGTGTTCAAGGGCCGGATCGGCGACGTCGAATTCTACGTCTATAACGACGTTTACGAGGACGATGCGGGCGCGATCCAGAAGCTGATCCCCGACCACAGTGTGATCATCGGCGCCCAGGGCGGGATCGAGGGCGCGCAGCTGTTCGGCGCCATCCTCGACCCGATGAACGACTATGGCGCGGCACGCTACTTCGCCAAGAACTGGATCGACCAGGATCCGGCGGGCGAGTTCGTGATGACCCAATCGGCGCCGATCGTCGCGCCGCGCCGGGTCGATGCCTCGCTGGCGGTGACGGTCCGCTAAGCGATCCTCGCGAAACACTAAGCCACAACCCACGCGACACCCCGCGCCTCGCGCGGGACCCCGGCGGCGGCTCCCCTTGCCGCCGCCGGCCCGATTCAGAGACAGGAGAAGATAGACATGGCCAGGCAGCCGATTTTCGTCGCCGCCCACGACCTGGTGGGCGGCACCAAGGACAAGCCGTTCACCGCCCGCGGCGGCAGCGTCGTCGACGCGGAGGTTCGAAAGAAGCTCGGCATCACCGACGAAGATGCGGAGCGGCTCGCCAAGGCCGGCGACCTTGTCGCGCAGCAGGCGCTTTCGATCACGGATCGGCTGCCCGACGGGCAGACGCTGCCCGGCACGACCGGCACCGAGTTTGAGGGCCTGTCGATCGACGCGATGCGGAAAGTCCTCGACGATGCGGGCGTCGCCTATCCCGAAGGGGCGAGCGCGCCGGACCTGATGAAGCTCGCGCTCGAGCATGAGCATCCGCCGGCGCTCGCCGTGGCGACCGTCGAAATCGAACGGTCGATGGAAGTCAAAGCGATCAAGGCCGAGCTCGACAAGCTGCAGGTGCCCTATGAGAGCGATGCCAACAAGCCGGCGCTGGCGCTGGCGCTGGCGGGCGCACGCGCTTCTGCGACCTAACGCCCGCCCCATCGACCATTCTCCTGGCCGAGCTTCGGCTCGGCCTCACTTCATCCCAGCGGAGCGAAACCCATGCTGAAGAAGATCGTGCTCTACGGGCCGGCTACCGACAATGCCGGCCACTATCGCGACGCGGGCGCCGAGCTCACGATCGGCAAGGCCGCGAAGGCGAAAACCATTTCGCTCGAGCGCGCCCAGGAGCTGATCGGCCGCGGCGGCGCTGCGTCGGCTACCGCCGCGGCCGCTGACGAGCAGGCCGCCGAAGATGCCGGGAGCGACGAAGGCGGCGCTGCCAATCCCGTGGACGGTGCGACCGAGGCCGGGCAGTCCACGTGAACTGGGGTGCCGCGGAGGCCGCCGACATTCACGCCGAATTCGCCGAGCCCGTTTCCTATACCGGGGCCGGGCTCGTCGGCGGCGCGGTGCTGGCGGTGCGGTTCGACGTCGGGGCCGATCCATTCCAGGGCGCGGGCGAGACGATGCGGCAGGTGAGCTACGAGGTGCGCCAGGCGGACCTTCCGGAGCGGCCGCGCAAGGGCGACGGGATCGACGATGCGACCGGCAGCTGGAACGTCAGCGAGGTCGTGCGGCGCGACGATGTCGGCGCCTGGCGGCTGATCGTGATCGAAGCATGAGCGCGCGTGAGCAGCTGCTGTCCGCAGTCGACACGATCCTCGGCGCGATCGACGGCGTCGAGGAGTATGAAGCCGAAGCCATCGCCGATCCCGGCGCATTCCCTGCGCTCGCGTCTTACGACCAAGGCCAGCGCGAGATCGAACGCGAGGCCGGGTCGACACGATACGAGCTGTCGTTTCGGGTCGAGGGCTATGTCGAGGGCGGCTCGGGCGTGTCGGCGCGCGCCGAGCTCAACGGCCTCCACGCTCGCACCGTCAAGGCGCTGACTTCCGATCCGACGTTGGGCGGACTAGCAGAGCTGATCGAGGAAACCGGCGAGCTGCGCCGCGATATCGCGGAGCTCGCCAGCAAGCGCCGCCAGGGCTTCGCCCAGGACTTCATCATTCAATATTCCACGCCGCGGGGCGACCCGACGGTGCTTTCCTGAAGGGAGACTAAGACATGGATCCTGTCATCCGCCCGGCGAACAGCGCGCTGCTGCTGAAGCTGCAGACCGCCGAAGACGTCGCCGCCGTTCCGGCCGCCGGCACCGATGCCCTGCCCGTCGAGGTGGACAGCATCAGCTATACCGGCCCGTTCCGCGCCGAGGCCGCGAACGAGACGAACGGCAGCCTCGTCACCGGCTCGCCGCTGGTGGTCGGCCAGCCCTCCACGGTGCGCTTCCGGAGCCGCGTCAAGGGCCCGAATGCGACGGTGACGGTGAACAACAAGCCGCCGCTGCACCAGGCGTTCCAGGCCTGCGGCATGCGCGGGCAGTTCACGGCGGCCGTCGCAGCCGAAGCGCTGGCCGCGGGCGGCCCGTCCACCATCACGCTGGGTGCCAGCTACAGCGGCACGGCGCAGCTCTATCGCGGCATGCCCCTGATCCTTTCGGGATTGCCGATCGGCGTGCCGGGCCACCAGCCGCTGATCATCAACTATACCTCGGCCAAGGTGGCGACCCTGTCCGACGACTTCCAGACGCTGCTCGGCGCGAACCTCACCGTCTCGACCTTGGCGGCGCTGCCGGCGAACTGGACCTATGCCGGAACCAGCCCGCGTGACGCCGCGGCGCGCGGTACCGACCATCCCGCCGCGACGATCTACCTTTTCGAGGATGGCGTGCTCCACCAGTGGGTGAATTGCCGGGGTATCTGCGACTTCGAGGGAGATTCGTCGCGGCCCGGCTTCGCGGTGTTCGAGTTCAGCGGCACCTATGTCGGCACCGGCACGGACGCGGCGGTGCCGGCGGACCTGGTCGTCGCCAACCATTCGGCGCCGCTGCTGAACAAGGGCGGCGGGGTGGCGCCGGCGGTCGTGATCGGGCGCAAACTGCTGCCGATCGCGCGCTGGGCCAGCCGCACCGGCGGCGGGATCGAATCGCCCGACGATCCGAACACGGAATATGGGTTCGGGGCCGGGCAGCTCGCCGACCGCGCCCCCGAGTTTACCTGCGATCCGCTGGCAACCCTCGTCTCGGTTCGCAACACGCTCAACGACATCAAGAATTTCACCCAATATCCGGCTGTGCTGCGGTTCGGCACCGCTGTGGGCAACCAATGGGCGCTGCTCCACCCCCGCGTCCAGCCGGTCAGCCGCGAGGCCGGCATGCGCGGCCGGCTGCGCTCGTTCGACCTGACGTTCCGGGCGACGTCGGCCGGCCGGGACTCGCAGGATCGCGACGGCGACAGGTATGTCACCTTCTACTGATTTCCACGTTCAAAAAGGGGCATTTATGATCGCGTTGTCGAACAGGGAGCCGGTCGCATGGTCGCCGGAATGGCTTGCGGCATCCGGCGAGCGGCCGCGCTTCCTTTTCCGCGCGGGCACGGTCGTCGAGCGGGCGGGGCTGGAGGCGGAGCTGGCCGGCGAGCATCGGGCCGGCCGCGTGTTCGACTTCGAGCTCAGCGCGGCGTTCGAGGAGGGCGTGAAGGCGCTGCTCTCGGACAACCAGGACGGCGCCAACCAGCTCGTCGAGTGGGCGCGCGCGGAAGCCGCGCTGGTCGGCAATGAGAAGCTGCCGGACGAAGAGGCCGCCTCGCTCGCTGGGGCCCGCGAGGCGCTGGCGGAGCACTGGCCGCCCTACAAGGCGCTGCTCGGCCGGCTGGAACGCCGGAAGGCGCTGGCGCCGGTCGTCGCGTTCCGCCGCTTCTGCGTCGGCTGGGAGGGCAATGACCTGCCGCCGTTCACGAAGGCGATCGATGGCACCGTCACGCTCGACGCCATGGGCGCGCTGGACGCGCTGACGGTGCAGGCGGGCGGCTTCTTCGCCTATCAGTTGCTGTACGGTGGGGGTGTGGAAAAAAACGCCTCCGCGCTGCCTGGACAGCGCGACAGCGCCCAGGAGACTTCGCCTTCGGGGGCGACGGGCAAGGCTGGTTCATCGGCGACGAAGTCTGGCTCGAAAACCCGCTCCTCGCGATCGAGCCCGAAGTCTTCGCCGTCGTTGACCTCTGGCGCGTCTGCCGGCGGCTGAGCGGGTCAACTGAAGTCGCCACGATGGGCGGCGCCATCCGGATGACGGGAGGCTCAATCCTGCCTTGCGTCGGCGGGGCGGGCGAGCAGCCGGCGGCGCTGATGGATGCGTTCGGCATGTTCGAGATGTGGGCGAAGGAGGCGGAGTAGATGATCGAGTTCACGCTCGACGACCATGCCGCCAAGGTCGATGCGTTGACGCGGGCGGTGCTGGGCGCGGCCAAGGGCGCGATCGGGGACGCCACCAAGCGGCTCGAGCGCGACCTGGAGGATGCGACCCGCTCCGCGGTGCGCGGCCGGCTGTGGCGGGCGTGGCGGAGCGAAGTCTATCCGGGCGGGGGCAGGATCGCGCAGAACCCGGTCGGCGAAGTCTTTGTTAGCGGCAAAAGCCGTTCGCAGGGCGCTATGGTGTTCCACACCCGCGCGGGCCGAATCAAGAACAAGGACGGCTTCTTCCTCGCCATCCCTCTGCCCGCCGCTGGCACCCGCGGGCGCGGCCGGGATCTGTCGCCGGGCGAGTGGGAGCGCCAGACCGGACGGCGGCTGCGGTTCGTCTACCGGCCGGGGCGGGCGTCGCTGCTGGTCGCGGACATGGGGACGACCGGGCGGGGCGGCACGTTTCGCCCGATCACCCGCGCCCGGACGAAGGCCGACGATCGGCGCGGGTTCGTACGCGGCGCCCAGACCGTGCCGATCTTCGTGCTGGTGCCGCAGGTGTCGTTCGCCAATTCGTTCGCAGTCGAGCCGATCGCGGAGCGATCGGCGTCACGGCTGGACGATGATTTTGTAGCGCGGGTCCGGAGGCTGTGACGGCGGGCGACGACTGCCGCGCGGGCGTCAGGCGGACACTTTTATGGTTTTTCCGGGCGGTCCGCAGGGGTCGCCCTTTCTCATTTTGGGGAGGCGAGGTTGAACGGACCTGAAATCGTCGCCCGCCTGGTGATGAACGGCCAGCGCTTCTCCTCGGAGAATGCACGGCTGTTCGGCGAAATGGAGACGCAGGCGCGAGACGCCGCCTCGCGCACCCGCAGCCACTTCGAAACCAGCTTCCGCGAGGTGCAGCAGATTGCCGCGAAGGCGCTGACGCTGCCGAAGACGGCGCAAGGCGGGCTCGACGTCAATGTCGGCGCGGCCAGGGAGGCGGCGGCAGCGGCCGATCAGCAGGCGGCGGCGCTGCGGCAGGTCGCCGCCGCCGCCGCAGCCGCGGCCAAGGCGAACAGCGACGACAGCGAGGCCACCCGCCTCTACGTGCAAGCGGCCCGCGCAGCGGCGATCGAGGCGGAAGGGCAGGCCCGCGCGGCAAACCAGCAGGCGAACGCGCTGGAGCGGCTCCAGACCGAGCTCAACCAGGTCGCGGTGGCGCAGGGATCAGTGGTTACTGGGACCCGCGCTCTCACGCCGGCCGTCCGCGGGTCAAACATGGCGTTCGTCCAAGGCTCCCAGCAGGTCCAGGATTTCCTGATCCAAGTCCAGGGCGGCGTAAATCCGATGGTCGCGTTCGCCCAGCAAGCGAGCCAGATGAGCTACGTCATGCAGGGCATGGGCGGCACGGCCGGGAAGATTGCCGCGACCCTTTCCGGCCCGTGGGGAGCCGCCATCCTCGGCGGCGGCATGGTGCTGGGCATGTTCATCCCCAAGCTGTTCGAGACGGAAAATGCGGTCGACGACGCCACGGCCGCGATGGAGAAGCAGGCCAAGCAGGCCGACGCCACGAGGGAGGCGAAGGAGCGCTGGAAGCGGACGATCCCCGGCCTGGTGGAGGCGATCAACGAGCTGGACAGGGTTTCGCGAAAGCAGCTTGAGACGGCGGCCGACCGCGAGAAAGCGGCCTATGCCGAAGCGGTGCAGCTTGGAACGCTCGCGATCCAGACGAGGAACGTCACCAGGGCCCGGCTCGAGGATCAGCGGAGCCAACTGCGCGCGCAGATCACGCGGGCGACCAGCGCCTCGGCGAACAGCGACGCAGCCGCTTTCAGGCTGCCTGAGCTTCAGCGTCAGATGGCTCAGACCGAGGCCAACATCGAGACGCTCGATAGGGCCATCGTCAAAGCGGCTGGGGCGGCGAATACCTTCAAGCTCCCGATCCTCGACCGGGAAGTCGCGGCCGGCCTCGACGCGGCGGCGGCGGCGACCGACCGCTTCGCCGAGGCTCAAAAGCGTCTGAGGCTGCAGCGGCGCGCGAAGCAGATCGACGACAGCGAGTATAAGGCCGAGCTGGAAAAGATCACCAGGACTCGGGACGCCGAGGTCAAAGCTGCACGGGACGCCGAGCGCGAGGGCCGAAAGAAGTCCCGGCCGGACGGTGACCTCACCCAGTTCGTCAGCCCCGTCGAGGGTGGGATTACCGGGCGTTACAATGAGCCCCGGCCCGGGCACCGTCACGCCGGCATCGACATCAAAACCGAAGTCGGCACCGCCATACGCGCGGCGGCGGCCGGTATCGTCGAGATCGCCGCGGAGCGGGGGGCGTTCGGCAATCTCATCGAGATGGGCCACGGGCGGGGCACCAGCACGCGTTATGCGCACCTCAGCCGCTTTGCTGTCGAACCAGGACAATGGGTCGAGCAGGGGCAGGTGATCGGCTATAGTGGTGGCGCCAAGGGCGCTCCCGGCGCCGGGAACAGCACGGGGCCGCATCTGCACTATGAGGTGCGGCAAGGCGCCAAGTCGGTGGACCCTACCAAGGGCGTCTTCCCCACAGATGCGCTCGCGGCCGGCGAGCAGGCGATTCAGGCTCAAGTCGCGGCTGCCGAGCGGCTGGAGCAGGTCCAGCGGGACGTCACAGACGCCGTGTCGGACACGTTCGAGAAGCAGGTCGCGAGCCTCGACGCCACACATCTTCGCGTCGAGGGCCTTGAGGCCGAGGCAGCGGCCGAAAAGCAAATCGCCCAGATCCGCGCACAGACCGAAGAGCAGCTGGCGAAACTGCCTGAGGACCGGCGAAAAGCCGAATCGGCTGTCAGCGCCGAAGTGACGGCGCAACTGGCGACCTTCGACCGGCTGGCCGCCGCCTATGCGGAGATGGTCGGCATGGCCGGCGAGGCGAGCGACCTCACGGCAGCCGAGCGGCAGGAGCGCCAGCAAGCCTATGCGGCGATGGTGGCGCAGCTCGGCATCGCTGAGGACCTCACCAAGACGCTCAGTGAACGCGCCGCCGCTACCGAGGCCGTTGCCCGCGCCGAGGCGAAGATAAGCCAGGCGCAGAAAGACGGGCTCGAAATCACGCGTGAGGGCGAGCGGCGGTGGAAAGAGATGCAGGACCGCGCCGCCGAGGCGATGGAGCAGCAGGAGCAGTTCTGGGAGGATCAGCAAAAGGAATATGAGGACCGCGTCGACGGCCTCGCCGATTTCTTCGAGGACGCGTTCGAGAGCGGCGGCGATTCGATCTGGGACGACTTCGAGAAGATGGGCCGCCGCGCCATCGCCGAGCTGGCGGCGCAATGGGCGATCGCGCTGCTGTCAGGGCAGTCGACGAGCCTTGGCAGCATCCTCGGCCAGATCAACAACGCGCCGGCCGGCCAGGGAGGCGGCAACCCGCTGAGCTGGCTGCTCGGTGCTGGGCAGGGTCAAGCCGGCGGCGCCAGCGGCGGTTTCCCGCTGCCGACGTGGGGCTCCGGGAACGGGCACGACATCGCCTATGGCGGCGGCGCGTCGCTCGACGAAATGCTGGCCGGGATGGGGGTGGCGGCCTCGGGCCCGGGCGGCGCCGCCGCCGGCGGGGCGGCCGGGATGCTCGGGAGCATCGGCTCGGCTATGCCCTATCTGGGCGCGGCGATGATGGCGAGCGACGTGATGCACGACGTGCTCGGGATAAAGCAGCGCGGCGGCATCCTCGGCCAGTTCCTCGGGCCGGTCGGGACACTGCTCGCGAATGCGGTGCTGGGCGATAAAAAAGGGAGCGCGACGCTGGGCGCGGGCGGCGGCTCGCTCGGCGTCGGATGGACGGCCGGCAACAGCGGCAAGAGCGTGACGGCGGCCAGCGGGGCGATGGGAACGGTTGCCGATACCTTGAACCGGATCGCGGAGGCGCTCGGCGGTATCGTGACCGGGCGCGGCTCGGTCTCGATCGGCGTGCGCGACGGCGACTGGCGCGTGGACCCGACCGGGCAAGGGATAACCAAGCGCAAGAGGGGCGCGATCGACTTCGGCGAGGACCAGGAGGCGGCGATCCGCTACGCCATCGAGGAGGCTATCCGGGACGGCGTGATCGGGGGGCTCAACGCCACCCAGAAGCGACTGCTGCAGGCCGGCAAGGACATCGATGCGCAGATCGACAAGGTGCTGCGGGTGCAGGCAGTGCCGAAGCTGCTCAAGGCGCATTTCGATCCTGTCGGCGCGGCGATCGACGAGCTCAACGCCGACTGGGCCAAGACGGTGGCGGCGCTGAAGGAGGGGAGCGCGAGCGCCGCGGAAATGGCCGACGCCCAGAAGCTCTACAATATCCAGCTCGAGGAGATCAAAGAGAACATCCCGGCGGCGTCGCAGGGGCTCAAGGACTTCCTCAAGAGCCTCGATTTCGGGCCGGCCAGCCCGCACTCGCTGCGCGACCAGGAAGCGAAGGCGTGGGCGGCGCTCGATCCGTTCCTCGACAAGATCGCGGCCGGCGACAATATCGACCAAGCGAAGTATCAGGAGGCGGCCCAGCTCTGGCTCGACATCGAGCGGCAGCTTTACGGCTCGACCGGCAAGTTCTTCGAGGGCATGGACCTCATCCAGGATGCCACCGGCCAGGCGATTGACAAGATCGACAAAGCGGTGCCGATCTCCAAGCCGAGGGACCCGTTCACCGAAGCGACCGCGAAGAACACCGCGGGCGCGAACGAGCTGCTCAACCAGGTGAGCAATCAGCTCGACGTGCTGAACCGGACCATGTCCGCGCTCCTGGGCGGCGGCGGTGGCGGTGGGGCGTTCATCGGCGCCAACCGCGGCTTCGCGAGGAGCGGCTGAGATGCCCGCGCTGCCGGCCGACATCGGGGCCGCGACCCGCCCCGCCCGCATCGAGACGTGGTCGAATGCCGCCATCAAGAGCCGGTACCCGAACGCCCGCGACGGCGAGGGTGCGCCGGCCGAAGGCATGTTCGACCTCGCGGCCGACGCGGCGGCGGCGCTCGCGCAGCGGGCGGCGCTGATCGGGGTGGAGCGGCGGCGGCTGACAGCCGTGGCCGGCGAGATCGTCTGGCCGGACCCGTTGTCCGGGGTGCCGAGCGTCGCGGCGACCGACCCGGAACAGAATGTCGCCGGCACCTTCCTGGCCGCCAAGATCGAGCTCAGCCTTGAGGACGAGACCACCACCTACGAACTTTTCGGATAGGGGCTCCATATGGCCAATGCCTGGGTGCTGCGCCCGCTGCCGATCGCGGCGGCGAGCGCGACGTCGACCGCCGCGGGTTACGACCCGATGAACGTCGCCAACGACTATAGCGGTGTCGTATGGAAGAGCGCGACCGGCCTCAGCTTTCGCCGCATCACGATCGATCTCGGAGCCGGCAACCAAGCGGCTCCGGACACGGCTTTGCTGTTCGGGTGCACGGGCGCGACTTCCGCCTGGACGCTGCTTGTGGAGGGGTCCACCGATTCGGCGACGACCACCAGCATCTGGTCATCCGGGACGATTCCGTTCCTCGCCGGGGAGACAATGCCGACGCACGGCCGCGGCGTCGGCTGGTGGGAGTCGGCGACCACCACGGCGAACCGCCGCTACTGGCGCTTCACCATCGCCGGGCTCGGCACGGATGCGGCGACGGTCGGCCGCATCGTGCTGGGCAATCGCCTCACCCTCGAGCGCAACTTCGGCTTCGGGGCCGGTTTCGGGCTGCGCGACCTCGGCGCCGTCGACTTTTCGGCCCAGGGCGTGATGCTGCGCCGTCGCGCGGCCAAGCTCCGCACGGTCGGCCTCAGCTTCGCCCATGTCCGAGAGGACGAGGTGGAGGCCAAGGTGCAGCCGCTGATCGAGCTGGTCGGCTCGCAGGAGCCGATCGCGCTGGTGACCGACCCGGCCGCGGACGCGATGCGGCAGCGGCGCTGCTATTTCGGGCCGCTGACCGGCGACCTCGGCACCGTGCGGAGGAACGCAAGCGCCTATGAGTGGCGCGCGAGCCTCGTCGACCTGATCACGATCCCGCGGGCCGGCTAGGGCGATGACGGCTGTCCTCGTACAGATCGACGGCTACGACCCGGTCGCGGCCGCGGCGGTGAGCCTGCGCGCCTCGAGCGTCGACGACGAGCGCGTCTGCCATCTCGACGGGCAGACCTGGTGGCCGGCGATCGCGCAGCTCCCGGCGCTGCGCTACGAGTTCTTCGAGGGCGCCTTCGCCGGCGGGATCGTGACGCCGGATTCGGCGGTGTCGATCGCGGCCGAGCCGTGGCCTAACTTCGGCCGGTTCATCCTTGCCGACGCCCGCCTCAGGATCTGGACGGGCAAGGCAGGAGACGCGTGGGGCGGGTTCACGCTCCGGTTCGACGGCAGGGTGCTGGCGCAGCCGAACCTCGCCGAAGGGGTGGCCGAGATACCGTTCGCGGTGGACGATCGCTGGCTCGATGCTCCCCTGCTCGCCACCTATGCCGGCACGGGCGGCGCCGAGGGCGAGGCCGGGCAGAAGGGCCAGCCGAAGCCGCTTGCGCTCGGCGCGCCGCGGTTCGTCCCCGGCATCATGGTCGACAGCGTCAACAATGTCCTGCAGCTTTCGGCCTATGGCGCGATCGATGCGGTGGAGACGGCGTTCGAACGAGTGGTGCGGTTCGGGGCCTCGGCCGGCGATTTCGCCAGCTACGCCGCTTTGGTGGCGGCGACGATCCCGGCCGGCGCGTGGGGAACGTGCCTGGCGGCAGGGCTGCTCAGGCATGGCGCGGCGCCCGTGCCGCCGCTCACCTACCATGTGAAGGGCGACAAGGCCGGGCCGGACGGCTGGACCCGGCTGCCGGGCGCCACGATCAAGCGGATCGCGCTGCTCGCCGGCGGCGCCGGCCGGTTCGACGAAGCCTCGATGGACGCGCTCGACGCCGCGCGGCCGTGGCCGATCTCGCTGCACGTTGCCGACCAGACGACCGCCCGGATGCTGATCCAGCGCATCGCTGCGAGCGTCAACGCGGTGGCCGGTGTGGACTGGCTGGGACGGTTGTTCGTGGCTCCGATAGGCATCAACGCCGCTTCGGTGACGCTCGACGCCACGGGGGCTTCCCTGCCCCCTACGGCGCCGTTCGAGCAGGTTGCGGTCGACGCGCCGTTCTGGCGGCTGGCGATCGGGTCGGAGCCGAGCTGGTTCGTCCACGGACTTCAGGACGTGGCCTTCACCGCGCCGCTGGTCGACCGCGGCGCCTACAATGTCGCCGAGACCTACCGCGAAGGGCATATCGTCCAGGACCAGGGCTGGAGCTGGCTCTACGTCAACACGGCGCCCTCGGCCGGGAACGCGCCGCCGGGGCTTCCCGCGACCAGCAACGCCTGGTGGCGGGTGTTCGTGCAAGGCGGCGCCGGCCAGTTCACGCTCCTGCACGCGAACACGAACACGCGATCGCCGTCGCCGACCAGCGCCAAGAAGCTCAGCGGCGCGACCAGCTATTCCGACACCGCGGTCTACAGCCAGGAGGCGTTCACGGGGGGCGCCTTTGCCTCCTGCCGGGCGGCGCAGACCAACCGCAACGTCTATTTCGGCCTGAACAGCGACCCGCCCCCGGCGGGAGCGCTGGGCACCTCGAGGATCGACTATTCGTTTTTCCTGAAGTTCGACGGCACCGTCGACATCCGCGAGAGCAACGTGATCGTGGCGGCGAGCGTCACCACCTATACGACCGCGGACCTTTTCACCGTCCATTATGACGGCCGCCGCGTGCGGTACCTCAAGAACGGGGTGCCGCTGATCGCCGCCCGCACGGTCGCGACTGGAATCCGGCTGGCGCTCGACATGATCCTGCAGGCGGTGCCGGCCGAGCTCGTCGACATCGCGTTCGGCCCCGCGGGGACGGCCGGCGACGACGGCGTGTCTCCGGTGCTCGTGACGGCCTCCCCCGCCACGCACCAGGTGCAATGCGACGCGGCCGGCGATCCGAAGCCAGGCGAGTTGCCGAAGCAGTTCAAGTTCACCGCGCAGCAGGGCGCGGGGGCAATCGCCCTCACCTCGATCACGATCACCTCGACGATCGGCTGCACCGCCTCGGTCTCGGGCAATTCGATCCTGCTCAATGTGATCAGCGCCGACGCCGGCGAGATCCGCTACACGGTCGTTGCCGGCGGCCAGTCGAGTTCGGGGAAGCTCACCTTCTCGACCTCGGTAGAAGGCGGGGCCGGCACGGTCTCGGCGGCGCGCACGGTCAGTTCGCAGATCAACTACACGAGCTATACAGTGCACGGCACGTCGGTGGCGCTGAGCTCGTCCGCCACCGGTAAAATCAAGGTCAGCCTTAGCGGGCGCTATTATGCGCCCGAGCCGGAGACGATCACCTGCCAATTCAAGGTCCAGTACCGGACGACCGGGAGCGGCGTCTGGGCCGATGTGCCGGGAAGCGAGCGCACGGGGAGCCAGGCGAGCTGGGAGAGCGAAGCGGGGGCGCCGACGGTGAACATCCCCGGCAGCCTGAACGTCGCTTCGGTGACGCTTTCCGGGCTCACCGCCTCTACCTCCTACGAGTTCCGGATCGTCGACAGGAAGTCGTCGGGCAGCGCGACGACGACCCAGAACCTCAGCCTTAAGCTTTACGTGGAGCAGGTGGAATGATCCTGATCCGGGAGCGGGCGACCGGCGCCATGCAGTGGGTCCTGTCGCTCGACGGCTACGATCCGGCCGCGATCGAGCAGCTCGGCGTGCTGCCAGAGGGCCTGAGCCCAGAACGCGCAGTCTGGGACGGGACGGCGATCGTCGCGGACCCGGCATGGCTGGCGGGCGTGGAGGCCGATCTACACGCGCGAATCGATGCGGAGGCCGGCGCGTTCCGAACCCGGTTCATCACCGCGGTGCCCGGGCAGGAGCTGACCTATCAACGCAAGGAGGCCGAGGCTTGGGCCTGGGTGACGGTCGAGGCGCCGGATCTCGCCGACTATCCCTTCTTGGCCGCCGAAGCCGCGGCGACGGGGTCGGCGCCGGGCGATGCCGCGGCGGCGATCATTGCCGCCGCCGAAATGTGGGCGGCGATCGGCAGTGCGATCGAGGGCGCGCGGATCGGGGCGAAGCGGGCGGTGACCGCGGCAGCCGATGCGCCCGCGAAGGCGGCGGCGGCGGTGGTCGATTGGGAGGCGCTACTGGCGCCGGAGCCGGGGGGAGCGGATTGATGGACGCGGTGACGATTATGGCCGTTGCCGGCCCGCTCTTGGGCGGGGGCGGCGTGTGGGCTTTCATGACGAGTTGGCGGGACCGGAAGGCTGTCCGCGAAGAGAGCGAGATAGGGCGGCTTCGTGTCGACGTGGACGCGCTCCGCCAGCGCGACAAGGAATGCCACGCAGCGCTGGCCGCAATGGGGAAGCGCGTGCTGGCGATGGAGCAGGCGCAGGATAGCCAGATCGCCCGATGGACGAAGGATACGCACAAGCGGATCACATGGCTGAACGCGAAGGCGCTCTTCACGATCTTTGGTCCGCTCGGCTACGCGCGCGAGGACGTAGAGGGAAAAACCTTCGCCGAGCTGGACAAGCTGGATCCCCATGCCGTCGCTGAGATCGAACGTCTCGACCAGATCGCGCTGGCGCGGGACGGCGCTCCTCATAGCACCCTCATCCAGTTTCACCCGATGTTGCCCGAGATGCACGTCATCAAACTGGCGGCGATGGGCCGGGACGGCGAGCTGGTTTATGAGGGCTATTGCTACCGGAAGAACGATCCGGACATGGCCGACGCGGCAGGGCACGCGCGGCAGATGGCCTCCATCGAGTCCGCCGCCGAGCGGGTGATCGACGGACAGCCCTAGCCTAAATCAACGGAGAGAAAAGCGATGGACATCTTCACGCTCCAGCGGCGGCTGGCGGCGGTCGGCTGCTATGGCGGCACGATCGACGGGATCTACGGCCCGATGACGCGCCGGGGTGTGTTCAAGGTGATGAGCGACGGCCCGGATCTACGACTTAGCGAGGACGATGCGCTCGAGGCGGCGGACCGGCTGCAGGTCAACCCGGCCAAGGTGTGGGCGGTCTACGAGGTCGAATCGAGCGGCAGCCCGTTCATCGACGGGCGGCCGACCATCCTGTTCGAGCCGCACCGATTCAGCCGCGCCACCCGGCACCGGTTCGACGGGAGCCATCCCACCGTCTCCTATCCGAGCTGGACCCCGAAGAAATATCCGCGCCACCAGCTCGGCCGCTATGAGCAGCTGCTGACCGCGGTGGGCCTGAACGTCGACGCGGGCTTCGCCTCGGCCAGCTATGGCGGCTTCCAGATCCTCGGCGAGAATTATGCGGTGTGCGACGCACCCTCCCCTTACGCCTTCGCCTGGCGGCAGGCGCAGAGCGAGGGCGACCAGCTGGCCGCGTTCGTGTCGTTCGTCGAGGGGCGCGGGCTGGCGCCGGCGCTGCGGCGAGGCGACTGGGCGGCCTTCGCCAAGGGCTATAACGGCACCGCCTACCGGGTGAACCGCTATGACGAGCGGCTCGCCGCCGCCTATGCGCGCAGGCTCGGCAAATGAGCCTCGACAAGGAAGCGCTGGCCGCCTCGCCGCCGCGCGAAGGCTCGATCTTCCGGGCCGCGCTCGGGCTGGTGGCGATGGTCGGCGGCCTGCTTGGCCTCGCCGGCCTCTATTTCGTGCCGATCCCCGAAGGCAATCGCGAGCCGCTGCTGCTCGCGCTTGGCCTGGTGCTCGGCTGGGGCTCGACGGTGATCGGCTATGAGTTCGGCTCCTCGCCGGCGGGCCGTAAGGCGGCCGATGCGGGGCTGAGGCGGGCGGAGGAACCATGATCCGCAGCCCCGCCTCCGCCGAAGTACCAGTTCGGCGGATATCCCTCTGCTTCGCGACGGTCGAATATACGGCCGAGGGGTGCGTCACCCGCTTCGACGACGGCGCCAGCTTCGGAGCGCTGCCGCACGACACCCACCATTATGCCGTGATCGCGCACAGGACGGGCTATGGCGACGACCTGCTCGCTTATTGCCGCGAGCATGAGGTTTGCCACCTGATCGCCGAGGAGGCTCTCCGCGGCCGTCCCAGCGCCATCCTTTGGGGTCTCGCCCATGGGCAGCCGGTAGCGCCGCTGGAGGCTGTCTACGAGGAGCTGGCGGCGCAGGCGCTGCAGCGCTGGCTGCGGGCGAACGAGCGGCCGATCATCGGCGGCGTCGATTGGGACGAGATCAAGCGATACGCGCTGGCCAAGCTGGACGGCTGAGGATTTGCCCACCGAAGCGGTGCTTCGGCGGGGGCCCTGATTTCAACGAGGAGCATGGAGATGAAGAAGCTGCTGATGGCGGCGGCGCTGCCGCTTGCGCTTGCGTCCGGTTGCGCCGGGAGCGGCGCGGACGTCGCCCTGGTCGTGGGGGTGGAGACGGCGACGCGGTTCCGCTGCCCGAACGGCGTGCTCGAGACGGTGGCGCTGCTCGGCCTGCGCGCCGGGCACGACGCGGCGCTGGCGGCGAGGCTCAGCGACGAGCAGCGCCGGAGCATCGCCGCCGCCCGAGCCGAGACGGACGCGGTCTGCGGCATCGGCGCGGCGCCCGAGCCGCCGCAAGAGCCGGCGCCGGCTGCGGAGCTGGTGATCTGATGCGGCGCAGGGCGCGCCGGCGGGCGGCGGACCTATTCTGGAAGCTGGTCGTGCTGCTCGCGCTGGTCTGCATCGCGACGGCGTGGCTGCTGGATCAGGCGCGGGAGCGATAGGGGGGGGCGTGTTCTCAGGCCCGTTCTATTCCGGTTTGTGTAGATTCAAGGGCTTTCCCAGCAGCACAGCATGCACTGTCGGCCAAAATGGGCTCATTACATACGCCGCATACCGGCGAGGGATGTCCGCCATCCTAGCAATGTCATCGATAGACAGTCGATCAGGATACAAGGGGAGGAGAGTTTCGCGGGCAGCGAAGGGGAGAAGCACAGCCGCCGCCCTAAACTCAGCCGCCCGATCCACATTCGTTGCCAATCCGTCGTTCAGAGGATCTTGCATTTCCGGCGGTAGGCCGATCTTCTCGGCCAGGAGATCAATGTCGGCCGCTGTAGTGGTACGCGCGCTTTCCGGATCAAGAAGGTGAAGCAGCTCCTTGCAGCAAATGTATCTTTGCCAGTCCGAATCGTGGCCCTTGTGATAATATATATTTACGTAACGAATCGGGTCAGCGTATGGCCGAGGGTGACCATGCGCCCACTTGATCTGGCCTTGCAGAATATCAACGTCGAACTCGACACCAATGAACTCGATATCATCATCAAAGCCGTTGTTTTTTAGCAACTCAAGCACGTCGTTCACATCGACAGGCAGGCTCTCTTGGCGAGAGAAGTGCTCGATAAGTTGTGCTGTGTCCATAATGTCCTGCACTAAAAGGGCCTATGGATCACTCCATAGGCCCTCCTATTTCTCAGAACCTAGACGAACTGTCAGAGGTTTGCAACAAACTCCCTGACATTGATGACAGGATGCGGACTCACGGGCGCGCGACTCGACACGGCTGCCGTACCCAGCTTCCGCTGGAGGGCGGCCGAACGGGCCTGCTCCTTGATCTCCGCAGCCGTGATCACGTCGTTCCGGCTACCCCGGAAAAACTTAACATTGATCAACGTCTCGTCGTGCCCTGAGAAGGGGCAATCGACGTGTCCTTTCTCGTGCTCCGACATATCAACCTCCACAACCTACCTCGTTCTCTCTAAGCGAGTACGCCTGAACCGTAACCGAACGATTAAGGGCGTTCTCTCTATGTTCACCAGCGGGAAACCCACCGCGACCGCCGCATGGATTTATATGCGCGGTGATAACGCCAAAAATAAGACTTAGGCAACGACAAATGCGACGAGTGGTTGAAAAATGTGCCGATTTGAGCTTTTGTCAATGTTGACAAAGAAGCTGAAATCGCTATGGGCCCCGGCCGGGACGGGTAGGGACGCCAAATCCAACTTGTCAAGCCAGAATCACCAGCGAGTTCTTATATTAAGCGACCCGCTGGCAATAGCCAGCCCATTTGCGGCTAACCCGCGAGGCCAGCGTGGCGCCCGCTTCGACTCGCGGATGGAGTCGGGCCGCTTCCAATTTGCGACGAACCGTTGACGATGGCGCGGGAAGCTGTCGATTTCCGTTGACGGATACGCAGTAAGTGCGTACAAGGGCTCTATCGGGAACGGAATAGTCCGCCCCGATAACCGGGAGACAGAAGATGAAAATCTTCTTCCGGTTCAAAATGAGGATCAGGCTGAGGTTCCACCTCTCAGTGAAGATCTTCTGAACCACTGGAGAGGCGGCTTCCACCCCCGCCTCTCCTTTCGGCTTGGAGGCCGCGATGGACGCCGCACAGCTAAGAGAGACGCGCCGGTCGCTGGGCCTGTCGCAAAGCGAGCTGGCCGAGCGGCTCGGCCTCAGCCGCGACTATATCGGCCAGATGGAGCGCGGCGTCGCGCCGATCAAGCCGAGGACCGCGATGGCGATCTCCACCCTTTGCAGCGAGAGCATCCCGGATCCCTATCCGGTCGACGCGCCGCTCAGGACGCGCGACCCGATGGAGCAGCTGGTCGAGCGGGCGCTGCAGCGCGCCGGCGTCGAGTATGAGACCGACCAGGGCGGCGGCACGGCGACCGGGCTCGACTTCTACCTGCCGCAGCATGGCGTCGCGATCGAGGTCAAGCGCTTCCACAGCGATCGCATCGCCGAGCAGATGAGCCGCGCCCCCAACGTGATCGCGCTTCAAGGCGAGCCGGCCATCAGGCTGTTCTGCGACGCGGTCGAGCGGGGCCTGCTCGCCCGGCAGGGCCCTGCTCCTTCGGAGCGCTAATCCGGCCAAAGCTGGCGCTCGACGTTGCCGCCGCACGGCTGATGTTCCATATCCGTTCCCGTGCGATTCCCTCCTCCCTCGGCGCCGCGGCGACGGCCAGTGCACGCCTCAGCGGCCGGCGGCGACCGGCTCGGCTATATGGCGCTGATGGCGCTGGACGAGATCGCCGAGACCTGCGGCGCCGCGCCCGCCGAACGGTCGCTGCTGCTGCGCTTCGCGCTCGCCTGGCTCTACGAGGCGACCGGCGCCGACCCCGACAAATTGTGGCTGTACCGCGACTTCTGGAAGGCCGCGACCCGCCCGGACGACGGCGAATATCTGACCAAGGTCTGCCGCGGCACGACGGCGCGGGCGGCGCTCAACGGCATCTGCCGCGAGTTCGGCTGGGAACCGACGGTGAGCTTCCTCCACGCGATGAAGGCGGCGCGGGAGCGGCGGCGGTAGGGGCTGAAGCGAGTTCGGGGATAGTCCGGGACTCCTATGTCCGCGAGGGTCGCTCCGTTTCCCTTGCGTTCCACGAAGCGAGGCTTGACCGGGCCCCATATCCGCCTCAAAAGCCAGCTTTCCCGCGGCGCGGGCGCTTAGCTCAGTTGGTAGAGCATCTCGTTTACACCGAGAGGGTCGGAGGGTCGCGC